AAAAATGGAAAACGTCACGGATTGAAAGAATGGTTTTATGAGAACGGAAATCCGAAAGTGAAATCAAATTGGAAAAATGGGGAACGGCACGGATTGACGGAATGGTTTTATGAGGGCGGAAATCTGGAAAGAAGATCAAATTGGAAAAACGGAAGATGGCACGGATTGACGGAATGGTTTTATGAGGGCGGAAATCTGAGGGAAAAATCTAATTGGAAAAATGGAAAACGTCACGGATTGAAAGAATGGTTTTATGAGAATGGAAATCCGAAAGTGAAATCAAATTGGAAAAATGGGGAACGGCACGGATTGACGGAATGGTTTTATAAGAACGGAAATCCGAAAGTGAAATCAAATTGGAAAAATGGGAAACTGCACGGATTGAAAGAATGGTTTTATAAGAACGGAAATCCGAAAGTGAAATCAAATTGGAAAAATGGGGTTAAGATATGAAAATAATCGAAATAAAGGAGTAAATAAAATGAACAAGCAAGATTTATTAAACGAAATAGATAAATTTTATGATAGAGAATATATTTATAAATTCGAACCAGGAGTTATGGAAGATTTAGAAGTAGAGGTTGAAGTTTATGAATTAATAGCTATGTTGTTATGGCGATTATGTGAAGATAAAATAAGGGTACATTACGATTTAAAATCAGATGAGTTATTCAAAAAAGATGATAATTTCAAATTAGAAAGTTTAGATTCTGAATTGAATTTTTTGGAGTATTTGGTTGAAAATAATTATTCTAAAAAAGCGGGGATATTTTTCTTTCTAGGAATAGTTAATCAAATCAAAGAAAAAAAAGAAACAGCTAAAAGATTTTATCAGAAAGCAATCGATAAAATGATTAAATTTGATAGAATTTCAGAAAAATATAAATCTAAATTGAATTATTTAACTAAAAGTAAAATATAAAATATCTTATTTTAGGAAAAGCGGTTAAGGTAAAATATGATTTTATCAGGTAGAATGCCTGTCACAGGAAGCAAAGATAAATCTTCACCTGCCAAAACAAGCCTCATTTAAGATAAAAACAAAACCGGATGCATGGCACATCCGGTTATCTAAGGAAATGAAAAAATGAATAATTTAATAATAGATTATTTTCGAACTCGTTTCAACGATCCGAAAATTTCTTCGAATGGATTTTTTATTTTTGGTTCTTCTTTCGTAATTCTTTTGTAGCATTTTAAGCACATATTGTTACTATTGTTACTATAAATTGCTTCCGAATTAACTTTCTTACCGCAATTTTTACAAATGAAAATCATCAATTATTCCTCTCATAATAATATTTTTTTGTTTTATCTAATAAAACATTTAAAACGCCAATTGCTCCGACAGTCACAATAACCAAAATTGCTGTAATTATGCTCAACCACCACGCAATATTTAAACTAATCATCAATTTCTCGATCATATTTCAACCCCATTTTTCCAATTTGATTTTGGCTAAAACATCTCCTAATTCGGACTCTAATCTTTTTCTTCTGATAGAATTCTCGAATTTGCTTCATTTTCCCACAATCAAATTCCGCTCTAGCATAGCCTGAGACGTCTAGACCTTCTTCTAAACCGATTTTTATCTCCCACATTTGATCAAAATTGAACTCTGGTTTGGCATATAATGAGACGTTTAATCTTTTTTCCAAACCTAGCTTTATCACGACCATTTGTTGCCAACTAAAACATGTTTTTGCATATAATGAGACATTTAATCCTTTTTCTAATCCACATGAAATAAGATTCATTTGTGTCCAATGAAATTCGGGATTAGAATAAACCGAAACGTCTAATTTTTTTCTCAAACCGATTTGAATTATCATTTTTTGCAATTCATCAAATTTCGATTTGTTCATTTTTTTATTTCCTTTTTTTTAATATTTTTAATTCGGACTCTAACTTTTTTCTTCTGATAGAATCCCAGAGATTTTCACGTTGTAACCGTGTGAAAACTGATTGCCTGCTAACGCCTAACTCTCTAGCCGTTATAGACATACGATAATCATTCTTCTTCAATGCGTCTAAAATTTGCCCCACGCTAACAATTTCTGGCTTGCCTACTCTTCTTTTTTCTGTCATCTTTTTTTACTCCTACACAATAAATTGCGTAACTGCAATTATTTTTCCGGCATCATCTCTGATGCAGGTTTTTCCGGTATCCGGAACTAGTAAATCATCCCTGTTTGGACAGGCTGATTTTACAATGCCAGAAACTATATAAAAAATATCGTTTCCAGCCTCTAAAATTTCACTAATGAACATCTCGTTATCAGGGAAACCAGTTACATTTCCGTAACTGGTTTTGAAGCAGGGAATTCCGTTTATATCCCCCGCTTCTTCTTGTGTTGTCTCAACGCGCGCAACCCAAGAAGTTTTCTGATAGCATATAGCCGCGCCATCAGGCATCACCACATTGATATCGTGTGGTGTGCAATTAATTATTGTACTCATCTTTTTACTCCTATTCTTTCTCTCGTTAAAGCGTTCTCAATAATAGCTTTTAACCAAATTTCCGGTTCGGGGATTATTCTTAGATAACTGTCATCTAATTTAATCCCCGCAGTGTATCGGTTTTTGTCAATTTTAGCGGTTTTTATGTCGTGCTTCATATCTTGCACGCCATTTCAACCAAACCAATTTCCATAACCGATTTTAGAGTTATTACCCTGATCATTTTTTCATCGATTTCCTCACTTATTTTTCCGACAAAATTTCCGTCCTCCAGTTTTTCTATTTCCACAATGTATTTTTTACTCATTTCTTACTCCTTTTTTTGATTTGATAGTTAATACTATACCATAATAACTTGACTGTGTAAACTTAATATCTATGGCAATACGTTTTTTTAATAATTTTTCCATTGATTTTTAAATCTGTTTTCTTAAGGTTTCTCTCAACTCATTTGCTTTACACTTTGGACAAGGGAACTTTTTTAGTAATTCTTTTTGCTTTTCTTCAACAACTAAATTAATTTCGTGACCACAAGAAAATTTCTCCATTTTTTTACTCCTCTTTTAAAAATATTTTCGTTTCAAAACCACAGAAAATAAAAATTGAAACCAAAACCACGCAACTGATTTCCAAAAATCGAAACCAAAACCACGCAGACTTTTCTTTTGAAATTTGCAATTTAATAGATATCTTTCTCTGATATACTTTGTATATACAAAATATATACATTAAAATATAAATTAACTATAAAAAACCAGGCTTGAAAAACACGCCTAAACTAACAATCTGATATCAAAGAACATATTTGTATCAACCGAAAACAAAAAATGCGGTACAGGTCAAAATCGGGCTGTGTTATTTTTTAATAGTTGGTTACTTTTTACCTGTATACATAAAATATTGAAATTAAATAACTCGACAACACAAGATTTTTAAAATCAATATTTCGGTATAAATCAGGCTTGTCAATCCGTTGTGCCAACCGTAATTTACACAAACATTAAAAAATCAATATCAAAGAACAAAAAAAAAGCCGGATTACCTCGTTTTGGTATCCGGCTTGCTTGCTAAAATATCGCTTGCTTGCTAACTAATTAAAATATTGATCATTGTTTTGTTTTTAAATCTTGATATTTCATTTTTACACTTCCTTTTTTAAATTCAATCAATAAAATCTCAATCCTCTTTCGTTATTCTTTTAATGTTTTTTAGCTCGCAAAGCTGTGAGCAATGAGAGCTCGTTGAAAGCATTCTACCGCCTGAAATGCCTTCTAGTTCCGCCCACGACAATTCGGTTTGATCTAATTTTCCAAATCTATTTCTGGCATTTTCCAGAATTTCTCTCTTCGTTAGCGAAGAGAGAAATGTTGAGCTGTCTATCGAATATTTTCTGATCATTTTTTACTCCTTTTTATTTAATAAAAGCACGTTTTCTTCTTTGCTCGTTTTTAAAACATAATCTTTTCTTATGTTTTTACCGCTAAAACTAATCAAAATCGGTAAATCTTTTGACTTTATTTCGATTATTTTCATATCTTAACCCCATTTTTCCAATTTGATTTCACTTTCGGATTTCCGCCCTCATAAAACCATTCCGTCAATCCGTGACGTTTTCCATTTTTCCAATTTGATTTCACTGCCGGATTTCCGTTTTCGTGCCAGCTACAAAACTTACCGGATAGGTGAAAATGTATAGTAAGCCAAATGGCATAGCTATTATTTTTATCAATATTGATTTTAGCTAAAACATCATTTATTTCTGCTTCATTTCCAAAATTCTTTTGGAAATAATTGATACCATCGCGGCAGGCTTTCAGTTCCTCTAACTTTTCTATTGTTATTTTCATTTTTTTACTCCTTTTTTTATGTATATATAAATAATATCAAAAATAAAATTATATTACTAAAGGCTTGGTTCTACTTTCACATCAATATTAAATTACTTATCATTTCAGCTTCAAAATCCAAAATATTACTTATCATTTTAATAATTTGTTACTTATCAATCAAATAAAACTTGCGTATCTTTTTGCTCTAAATTATACTTAATTATGTAAATAATTATAACAAGAGAGGAAGTGTTTTTTTTGCGATTAACAATGAGCTTGACAGTAGACAAAGAAGAGAGGAAGGAATATTCGAATTATAGAAAGAAAAATCCAGAAGTGAAAATAAATTGCCTTTTAAAAAGAATTCTATTTGAACAAATTATCAGAGGTCAAAAAAATGGCAAAAACAAGTAAACAAATAGAATATTTTTCCCACGACGTGAAGAGAGGGAAAACTATTTTTATGCTAGAAAAACGCTATGGGAATAATGGATATGCGCTTTGGTTTAAATTATTAGAATTTCTCGGTGGAAAGGATAATCATTTTATTAATTTAAATAACGAGTCTGAATTCTTAACTTTTTGCGATTATGTTAATTTGGAAAAAGATAAAACTTTGGAGATTTTAGAGTTATTAGCAACAACAGAGACGATAGACGCCGAACTGTTTAACTCGAAAATAATTTGGTGTCAAAATTTTGTTGATAGGTTATCAGGGTTATATAAAAAACGTCACGAAGAAATACCTGTCAGACCTATGCCCACCCTATGCCTACCCATAGCCCACCCTATGCCTACCCATAGCCCAGGCATAGCCCACCCATTACTCGACAAAGCAAAGGAAATTAAAGCAAAGGAAATTAAAGAAAATAAAAGTAAAGAAAATGAAAGCAAAAAAAACGAAATAGTATCAACATCTATTTATGACGAGTTTATGAAAACTTGGAATGTTGAAACGTCGGACAGTTTTTCGAAAATAGTTAAATTGTCAAATAGCAGACTAGATAAAATTAGAACTAGATTAAAAGAAGACAAAGATTTTCTCGTTCATTTCAAAATAGCGTGTCAAAAAGCTTCTCAAAATTCTTTTTTGTCCGGAAATAACGAAAGAAATTGGCGACTAAGTTTTGATTTTTTAATAGAAAACGATACTAATTATTTAAAAATATTAGAAGATCGATATACCGGAAAACTTACAAACAAAGAAAAGGAAGAAAAAAAATTTAAGGAGATAATTAATGAACTTGCAAATTGCTGATCACAAAAATAATGATAAATCTGAAATTAAAATGTTGGTATTAAAATTGTTTTCTATGTTTGAGAAAGAAAATCAAATTGTAAGGATGGGGTTGTATACAAACGAATTTGTCAATTTAGGGATAGAAATTGATAACTTAAGAGAATTGATAAACGAAGCTATAAAAAAAAGTAAATTTCTACCATCGTTCGCAGAAATAATAAAACCATACATGGACGAACAAGAAGAAATAAAAGAGTACGAAGAGCAAAAAAGAAAAGAAAACTTTCGTATTGAACAAACGTGGAAATTGATAGAAATAAATGAAGGAAGACGAAAGCTGGATGGTACTATCAACAAAAACTTTGTTGAACCGAAACCGCAAGATAGCGTTTATGTATTTCCGACAGTACCGCCAAAAGAGAAAGTGGAACCAAAAATTGATGAAAGCAAAGTAAAAGAGCTTTGGAAAAAACAATATGAACAAATTGAAGGAAGAAAATATGCTGGAAAATAAGGATAAAATCGTTTTGCATTTATGCGCTTCTGAAATTGGTTCGGATTCGTTGCCTTATCAAAGAGCCGGCTATGATGTCCGGCTAATTACTAAAGAAATTGGAGTGGAGGGCTATCTCCCTCCTGAAAATGTTTATGGTATCATTGCAAATCCGCCATGTACTAATTTTTCTTTTGCCAGAACCAAAGCCAAAATTCCACGAAATTTAAAAGAAGGATTTAGCTTAGTATTAGCGTGTTTAGATATAATGTGGATGTGCCAGTCAAAAATCAAAAACGATCAACAAAGAAAAGCGCCTTTAAAATTTTGGGTATTAGAGAATCCGGACGCAATGTTGCGCTGGTTTTTAGGAAAACCGGCTATGGTTTTTTCTCCTCACGAGTTCGGCGATAGTTATCAGAAAAAAACCGCTTTATGGGGTAATTTTAATGAACCAAAGAAGCTTCCTTTAGATTTAGAAATTGGAAGGATATATAAAACTAATAACAAGACGAAAATACACACAAATTCTCAGCCATTAAAAAAATTTGACAAATTATTAATAAAAGAAATCCATCCAGAATTTTACGGTAAAATGACGCGTCAGGATAGACGGAGTATTTGTTCTGAAAAATTTGCGCAAGCTTTTTTTGAGGCAAACAAATGACAAATAAAAAAGAAACCGTTGTTAGAAGTCATTTTGATATCGAATTAGAAAGAAAACGCTTAGAACGGCTGAGAGAGGTCGATGAAGAAAATTGGAGAATAAAAAACGAAAAATGGGATAAAAAACGAAATATGGTTTATGCAGTCGAGCTGGAAGGAAGATATGCCATCGAGACTGATAAAGAAACCGGCAAAATTTTAATGGCAGCAGTTGTACAGACGTTGCGAGATAACAATTTTAATGGCTGGTGGGATAATAAAATACCAGAAAAAGTTAAAGAGTTTCATAAAGCCGGAGAAATTTATTTCTAGGAGAAAAAAATGAACAAAAAAGAAACTGAACGAGAGTTGATTTTTAAAAAAACTAACGGAAGATGTGCTTACTGCGGTTGTGAGTTAAAAACAGGCTGGCACTTAGATCACGTTATACCCGCTAGACGTGATTTTGATCGAGGAAAACTAAAAAAAATTAACTATAAAAATAAAGAACTCGATTCAGCAGATAATAAATTTGCAGCCTGTCCGAGCTGCAACATTAATAAACACTCAATGCCAATCGAAGAATTTAGATTAACTATCCTCAAATTTGTCGATTCACTGAACGAACGCATTGTTCAATATAAAATCGCAAAAAGATTTGGATTAATTACAGAAACAAATAAAAAAATAGTTTTTTATTTTGAGGAAATTAAAAAATGATAACTGAAAAACAAAGAAAAGAAAGAGAAAAAGGGATTGGCGGTTCGGATTTTGCGGCACTTATTGGGCTTGATCCTTATAAAACTAATCAGGATGTTTGGAATTCAAAAGTTTTTGGAACAAAAAACAAGGTTACTAATCAAGAAAAATGTGATTATGGATCAATTGCAGAAAAATATTTGATTAGTTTATTTAGCCTAGATTTTCCAGAATTTGAGATCGATATCAAAAACACATCATTTAAACATCCAAAGCACGATTTTTTATTAGGGAACCTAGATGCTGTTTTAACGACAAAAAAAACCACTGAAATTAAAGGCGTATTAGAAATAAAAACCGCAACAATAAATAATCCAGCGCAGATGGAAAAATGGAAAAAAGGAATGCCAACAAACTATCTGTGTCAGTGTATCTGGTACCTAATGATCACTGGTTTTGATTTTGCGATATTGAAAGCGCAACTTAAACACATCGTGTCAGAAAACGATTTTTGGCTAGAAACAAGGCATTATAGAGTAAATAAAACGGATGTTTTATCAAGTGTTGATTTTGCAAAAGAGACCGGAATTGAATTTTGGAACGATTACGTTTTGACGAAGATGAAGCCGGCGCTGGTTCTTCCAGCTATTTAAATCAATTAAAAATAGTTTGATATTTGCAAAAAAATCTGCAATAATAAGAACGGAAAGGAAGAAAAAAGTAAAAAATGGATAAAAAAATAGAAATTGAACGCAAACGCCTCATAGAACTACTTGTCATCGAAGAAAAATTTTTGAGACTGGAACGAGGAAGCGTGGAAGATTGGTATTTTTATGAGGATGTGATGTTTGCAGATAATCTGCAAGAGTTAGATGATTTTAGAAAGGAATTAGAGGAAAAAATATGTTAGAGCTAAAAATTAATGAAATTTCTAATTTGCCGGCGGTAACTTTTAATTTTGATGAATTAAAAAGAGAACTAGAGGAAAATTTGGAAAAATATCAGGGATTAATAATCTCTGAGAACGCTATTCAAGAAGGAAAAAACACAAGGGCTAACTTAAATAAGTTAGCCAAAGCTATCAACGATAAGAAAATTGAAATCAAAAGACAGTATACAGAACCGTATACTGTATTCGAAAGTCAAATAAAAGAACTTCTTTCTATGATCGAAAAGCCGATTTTACAAATCGATTCCCAAATAAAGAAATTTGATGAAGATAAAAAAGTTGAGAAAAAACTTGCAATAGAAAGAATATTTTATGCTGAAATTCAAAAATTAGGCGATATTGCGCAAAAAAACATTAAGTTGGAACAAATTTTCGATGAAAGATGGTTAAATTTCGGAGTCAAAATCAAAGAGGCTGAGGAATTAATTAAATTTAAAATTGAAAAGATCGAGAGCGATCTAAAGGCAATTGCCAATTTAGAAACAAATTTCAAAGCGGAATCATTGAACCATTACTTTAAGACTCTCGATTTAGGCAAAGTCTTAGAACATAAAAACAATTTGGAAAATATCCAAAGAGAAAACGAAGCTCAAACAAAAAGAAAGTTGCAGCAACAGCCACAACAGCCACAACAGCCACAACAGCCACAACAGCCACAACAGCCACAGCAAAAATACGATCCAGGAATAGTAAGAGAAGTAAAAATATTACCTACTCCAGAACCGGAAATCCAGAAAATTTTAACAGTTGATTTTAGAGTTAAAGCAACTAAAGAAACGCTACTTTTATTAAAAGGCTTTTTGATTGAACACAAAATCGAATTCGGGAAGGTGGAATAATATGCAAAACGAAATAATTTTAAACGGAATTAAATATGTGAGAGAAAAAGAAAAAGACGGAATGGAATATGTGATCGTTAGAACGCATTCTGCTGGCGTTTTTGCTGGTTTTTTAGAAAGCAGAACCGGTTCTGAAGTGGTAATTAAAAACGCTAGGCGAATTTGGTACTGGGAAGGAGCTGCGTCATTATCTCAGTTAGCGATGGAGGGGACTAAAAAACCTGATCAATGCAAGTTTCCTTGTGTTGTTTTATCTGTTCTTTTACTGGGTGTGATAGAGATTTTGTCAGTTACAGAAATCGCTAAAAAAAGTATAGAAGATGTAGCGATATGGAGATTTTAATAGACAACGGCAACGGCTACGGCGACGGCAACGGCTACGGCGACGGCGACGGCAACGGCTACTGCAACGGCAACGGCTACAGCAACGGCTACGGCGACAGCAACGGCTACGGCGACGGCAACGGCAACGGCTACGGCGACGGCAACGGCAACGGCAACGGCTACAGCAACGGCTACGGCAACGTATAACAAAAAAAGCGAGGAAAAAATATGCAAAAAGTAACAACTAACATCAAGGAATTGGTTGAAAAACCGAAGAAAACATTATCGGATTTTCTAATTAGTGCGCCAATTAAAATCCAGATAGACGAAATGGTCGGAATGAAAGATGGTCAAAGATTTATTGCTTCTATTTTATCGGCATTTTCCTCGAATAAAAAGCTGTTAGGAATTCAGGACAATCTAGATTTTAATACGCTATTGTCTGCTGCTTTTTTGGGCGAATCATTAAAACTGATGCCTGGATCGATGTTTGGGCATTATCATTTTGTTCCCTTCAACAATTCGAAAACAGGACAAAAAGATATTTCTTTTATAATTGGAGTGAGGGGAATTATTCAACTAGCATTGAGAAGCGGTTGCTACAAAAAAATTAACGCAATGGAAGTAAAAAGAGGAGAGCTAATTAGACATGATCCTTTTGCAGAAATTATAGAATTAAAATTTATCGATGACGAAATAGAAAGAGAAAAAAGGGAAACAATAGGCTATTTCGCTAGAATTGAAACAAACGGTTTTTCTAAAGAATTGTTCTGGTCAAAAAGAAAAATGAAAAATTTTGCGGAAAGATATTCAAAATCATTTAAATATTATGGCGGTTTGAAAACTTTCGAAAAATTAGAAGCAACTAATTTTAAAGAAATATCCAATTACTCTGACTCGTATTGGCACTTTGATTTTGACGGTCAGAGCAACAAAACAATGCTAAGGCATATTATTACGCATTGGGGAATAATGACACCTGAATTACAATTTGCATTCGAAAAGGATATTATCGATCTTAATGACACTAATGATTTTCAAAACAGTGAAATAATCGATATTCCTCAAAAAAATATCGAAAAAGCAGAGATTCTAAATGCTGAAACTGGAAATGAAATATTATTCGGGGAGAAATAAACATGGAAATAGTAATAAATAAAAGAGTTGGCGGATTTAGTTTATCTTTTGAGCAAATGGTCGAATATTTAAAGAGAAAAAATGTTGAGTTTTTCATTTACTCTAATCCCCCAAATGAATCTATTCTGAAATATAAAAAATATAATATTGATGAAATTGATAACATCAATCGGGATTTTTTCATAACAACTACTGATCATGGAGATGTAACATGTTATGACGATATAAAAGACGTTTTTTCTGAATACAATATTGATAGAAACGATCTCGATTTAATCGATATAGTCAAAGAAAATAATTGCGCCAATCTGTCTGTAATCGAAATTCCCGATGGTGTTAAATGGAAAATAGAAGAAGACGAGATGGGATCAGAAAGAGTTGTTGAAGAACATAGGAGTTGGGAATAACGAAAATGGAAGAATTAGAAATAAAAGATAATAGATGTCAAATAGTGTTTATCTGCGACGAAAAGACCAACGATTGTGTTTATAGAAGACCTAATAATCATAATAAAAGCTGTTGTTTTTATCATATTGGTGTCTGCGAATCAAAGATTGCAAACGTGAATAGGCTCACGCTCTCGTATGAAAAGCTAGAAAAAGAAATTATTAAAGCAAAGGAGTAAAAAATGATACCTAATTACGATTTAAACAAAGAAAAACAGGAAGCAAAAGAAACCACATCGGAAAATCAAAGGGCTGGATGGTTAGATACCGAAGCGAAAGATTTGACTGTGGTTATCAAAAAAATTAAAGATGTCACTAAAACGGCTGATAAGCCAGCGGTTAGGATTATATTCGAGGTAATATCAGGCGAACACGCTAAGAAAGCATTATCGTGCTGGTATGGGTTGTATGATGGTCATGAATTTATCAAGCTCAAGTTGAAGTTGTTATATGTTGCTACTGGAAATTTTACCAAAATGCCTGGATTAGATGAAATCCAAGTAAATAGAGTTGATTTAAATGAGTTAGTCGGAAAAAAGCTGATCGTTGACTATCTGAGTAACGATAAAAATCAGTATCTTAATTTGCTAAACGAACGCGAATACATCGAAGAAAACCCAATGCCGGAGGAAAACTTTTTTCCGTCATCAAACGAACTTGGTGATATACCGTTTTAATCATATGAATGAAATGCGAGGAAGGGTTGTTTTAGAAACAAGAGTTGGAAAGATAGTTAACTATAGGCATCTTTTTTGCTCTTGGATGGACTTTTGAAATAGCTGATATTTGGGAAGGTAAAAAAGCTAGTGCCATTAATAGTCATCTTTGTTTTGATGGCGGTAAACCGGTAAGTATTTTTTGCCCTGAATGTTCTAAATAGAAAGGATTTATCAATGAAATATCAAGTTGGAATTATTGACAGAACATCAGATGACTACGAATCAATAATGTTGAAGACAACAATATCCATAAGGTCAGATTTTGAATTAGACCTGTTGCTAAATTGCAAAATTTACGAAAAATTTGGTTGTAGATTTGATGAGTATATAGTAAGAAAAATTGTCGAAGAAATTGAAATTATTAAAAATGGAAAAGATCAGGTTTAAAAATGAAATATCAAATTGGGGCGATTAATGATGATGTAGAAACCGGAGAATCAATAATAATTCATATTAAATTAGATACCGAAATGGAGTCGTTTTTAAATGGGCTAACAAACAGAAAGTGGCACGAAACCTTTAAAGATCATATCGTGAAGATCATCGAACAAGAAATTGAGGATTTGAAACGATGAAGATTGAGGAATACAAGAAGCTTATTAATAAGAAAAAAGAGAACAAATATCACAACGTGATATGCGTCATAGATAATATAAGGTTTGATTCCAAAAACGAAGGAGAAAGATATGAAGAATTGAAACTTTTAGAGAAGCTCGGCAAGATAAAAGATTTAAAATTACAATTCCAATTTGTTCTAAGAGAAAAAGATGATTTTTATAGAAAAGAAAGCTATTTTGCTGATTTTTTTTATTACGATAATGAATTGAATAAATTTATCGTCGAGGACTCTAAGCCGTTTAATAAAAGAACAAAAGAATTTTATTTGACGGATATTTTTAAACGCAAATGGAAAATAGTTAAGAAGAAATTTGCTCATCTTAATTACGAATTCAGGATAGTCTGAAATGAATATAAAAGAGATGAAAAGATTTGTTTATTCTAATTATCCTGAATATAGAAGGTCATGGACGCTTGAAAGAATAATGGATCAAAAGTTTTTAAAAATAATAGCAACAAGAAATAAAAGCGAATCGCTTAGACGTTGCGCTTTGCATAATATCCTCGATATCAACTTTTTAAAAAGAAGAGCCGTCAAAGATAAAGATGAAGATTGCCGATGGGCAGCAATTAACAGCTTAGTTATGCAAGACCATCCCTCTTTTCAAGATTTTTTTAAAGATAGAGCTTTAAACGAGGAATATTGGGCAATAAGAAACGAATTGCTGAAAGAAATCGAGGATGAACAGTTTTTAAGGGTTAGATCGACTGAGGATAAAGACGAAAGTTGCAGAAAAACCGCTTTAAGGAGATTGGAGCAAATAAAATGACAGGTAAAGAAATGATTGAAAACGAAAAATTTAAAACATGTCCTATTTGTGGATTAGACGAAATAAGTGTTGATTATAACGGTATATTTATAACTGTTCGTTGCAAACATGATTGTATATCTATTAGCGGTACTTATTCGGATAAGCCGATAATATCCGCAAAAAAAAAATGGAATCAAAGAGTGAATACAAATGATTATAATTTGACAAGAAAGCATTGTCCATTCTGCGGAGAAAAAGTAATAAGAACACAGTCTCATTTAATCAACGATAAACTAATTTACTATGCGTTTTGCATAAATTGTAGGGCAAGCACGAGAAATAGAGAAGTTAATTTATCTACGTTGATAGAAACTGCTTTAAAAGACTGGAATAAAAAATATGACAGATAAAAAATTTTTAAAGCTGACAAGATGGTTCACCGAAAAACTATGGCAAAAAGAACGTTTTGAAATACATTTTCGAAAAAATCAGTTTTTTGTTTATGTTGGAAATTGCTTTTCATTAAGAATCGACATGGATATGACAAGAAATCAGATTAAATATGTAAAAGCAAAAACAGAAGAGTTTTTAAGTGAGAACAAATGAAAAACAAATTTTACAGATTAATAACGATTGTTTTGTTAGTGAGCATTTTTAGCGGACATTGCATATCAAAAACTAGTGCTTTAATTATACTTAGTATTGAGTGTCTTAGTTTTCTGATAAGAACAATAAAAAAATAAGAAAGTGAAATTGTGAAAAATGAATAAATACGAAATTATCGAATATATCCAAGATCAAATAAAACAATTTGGATTCCCGAAAACTAAGAAGTATATGCCATACGATCGATCTATAAGATTTGAGTTTTTCAGGGCTGAGATGAAAAGTTTAATCATAAACGTTGAATACGCTGAAAATGAATTAAATTTTGAAAGAATCAAAACCAAAATCGAGAGTTTGAAACTGAATTATGATTTAATTCCTGATCCAAATAAAGGAAAAAGAATAAAATTCAAAGGATTAGAAAAAAACACTTTTAATACTTTTGTGAAAGGATTTAATTAAGATGAAAGTTGTTGAATATATGACTGAAGGATCATTTGACGATGGTAGAATAGAGAAATCTAAGAATGTAAAAATAGGTTTTCTCCATTGTTTTTTTTGCAAGGAACTGATAGAGATGGCAATTTGAACCCTTGTGCGATAGTAGAAGCTACTGATGGTTTCATTAAAGTTGTATCCACATATGCAATAAGAGTCATGGAAAGGAATGATTAAGATGAACAGGGATAAAATAATTTTGCATTTATGCTGCTCAAAGATTGGATCCGATTCGTTGCCATACCAAAAAGCCGGATATGATGTAAGGTTGATTACTAAGGAAGTTGGAGTTGAAGGGTATATCCCCCCAGAAAATGTTTATGGCATTATAGCTAATCCCCCTTGTACCGAGTTTTCTTTTGCTAAAACAAATTCAAAATATCCAAGAGATTTGAGAAGTGGTATGTCTCTAGTTTCGGAATGTCTGAGAATAATTTGGGAAAGTCAATATGAGTTGCCGACACCACTTGCAAAAAAAACCAATTTGAAATTTTGGTGTTTAGAAAACCCTTTTGGGTTGTTGAGAAGATTTTTAGGGGAACCAAAATTAATTTTCAATCCTTACGAATACGGAGATTTTTATCAAAAAAAAACATGCCTATGGGGATTTTTCAATAACCCTAAGAAAAATATTAATACGAATTATAGCAAGGATTATATCCACACAATTGGGGGCAACGGAAAGCATTTGAAAAAATTTGACAAATTATTAACAAAAGAAATCCATCCAGAATTTTACGGTAAAATGACAAGACAGGACAGACGAAGTATTTGTTCTGAAAAATTTGCCCAAGCATTTTTCGAGGCAAACAAATGAGATACAAAATAGCGGAACATCTGGAATATAAATTAAAAGAGCTCAGTTGCCCGACTTGTAGGTATATATGCACCAGTGGTTTTTGATGATGCAGAAAAACTATTTGATTTTTTATCGAAATGAAAATTCATATAGTGGTGGAAAAGATTAGTTATGATTATGCGACTGTGGCGGAAATCAATCAATATGAAAATGTTGCTTGTTTCGACAGTTAAAAAAATCGGAGGAGTATATGCGTGGGGGCTGTTGGTATGGGCATTTTACAATAGAAGAATTTGAAGTTTTGTAGAGAAAGGAAAAATAGATGAATAACGAAGAATTAAACGTAAAATTAAAGGATAACAAATGCGAGATAGTTTTTAACTGCACTGAGCAAGTAGGATCAAGAGATTGTCTGTATCATTCGAACAAAGGTGTATGCAAGTATATGAACGAATTTAGCGGATTAAAATTGTGTGGGTTTACAAATGCTCACTTTAGTAAGATTGCTTTATATGGATATGGTAAGGCAGGAAGGAATCCAAATGGATACAACAAATATCATAAAAGCAAATTTGATTGAGAATAGTTTTATAAAAAAAGGATAAAAAATATACAGGAAAAATAAATGAGACACAAAATAGCAGAACATCTGGAACATAAATTAAAAGAGCTCAGTTGCCCGACTTGTGAGTATATATGCACCAGGGGTTTCTGCATTGGTTGGTCTGCATCGGATAAATTTTGTGATTCTCTAGCTAAAGATATTGTGAAAATAATTAAGGAGGAGAAATAAATGAATAATCAAGAATTTGAAAAGGTATTAGAAACTAGAATAGAATTAATAAAGAGTACGTTATCAAGAAAAGCGAAGGAATATTCTACTGACGATAGGCTATATAATTTTAAAAGAGCTGCTGAAATAGCAAGAACCACAACAGAGAAGGCACTATTCGGGATGTTTTTAAAACATTTAGTGTCCGTTATTGATATCGTTGAAGGGAAAAGAGACTTTGACGGACAGATTTTGGATGAAAAAATTGGGGATGCGATAAATTATCTTATCTTATTAGAAGCTGTCCTTGTTGAGAAATCAAAGATTATAGATAAAATCATCTAAAGAATTGAGTGAAAGGAGAAATAAATGAATTTTAATGAGATAGAAAGAAAAACTAGAGAATTTGAAGAATTAGCAAAACCGTTAATGGCGTGGATGGAGAAAAATTGCGATGGAATTGCGATAATAAGTACCAGTGATGCAAATTTAATGGCGTCTTTATACCATGTTGAAAATTTATTAAATATAAAACGCCGTCTTGGTTTAAAAAATTACGATTCACTTTTTCCAGATGAGAAAGAAATAAAAGAATGTGATTGTTCAGTCATATCTGCTCAAAGAATTGATAATAATATCCAATATAGCAAAGGTGATCGCAACTTCGAGATAAAAGTTTATTTTTGTAAAACTTGCGGAAAAATTAAAGAAATTATTTTGTTATGAAAACAAAACAGTCAGTTTGAAAGGAGGGAGCATAATTATGAAACTATGCCAATCTCGATCACAAAACAAAGACGGAAACATCTACTCGTTAGAAATTTCTGATCGAGAATTTTTTGAATTATCAATATCAGGTAAAGACATGAGATTTTTTGACGGCGAGGACAATTATTCGATATCAAAAACACTGCTGGAATTATCAAATTTGGCGGAAAGAATAGAAGAGAATGAAAACAAAACAATTAGCTAATTTAATTTTGAGGGAAATTGAATCACTGAGAACCGAAACGCTTGAAGAATCAATTACACACCAACAATATAATTTAATTTTGGCAATTGAGTCTAAAGCAAGAGCTTTGAAGGAGTTGAATTAAATGAACGTTGATTGGAATTATTTTTGGGGTTTTGCACCGCTTTTTACGCTAATATTTTTAGGATTATTTTTAACGTGGGCTTATCTAACTGGAAAAATAGAAATTAAGAAAGCGGAAAGAAATGAATAAAATTTTATGTAAGGATTGCTTTTATTGCGAGCAGGTAGATTATACAGTAATGGGTTTGTGTCGAGATGGAGAGTTTATGTGTTTTGTCGAAAATGAACACTTTATCAATCCATATAATGGAGCATTATCTTGGTTTAACGATCCTTGTCACTCAGGAAGAAGGTTAACTAAACATAATTCGAATTTGGATTGTAAATATTTCAAAAAGAGGGAATAACCGCATATCAAGCTTCCCTTGCTAGATAAAAAACAATTTCTTGAATAGAGAATGTAATATATAATTCTATTATGGATAAAATAGATAAAGAGTTCCTTAAAATAGAAAAAAAATGGTTGAATCTCCAGAAAAATACTAAAAATAATTTGTTTATCTATGATTTTCTATTACCAAGAAATAGCCATAATCCACACTGTGATATATTAATAGATATGTACTTATTTTCCGAACCACCAACTTACAAAACAATACTAAAGCAAAGTTTGACTGATGGTTATTCAACCAAAAAACTTGCTAATAAATATAAAATAAAAACTTCTGTATTAACGGAAATATTAAAAAAACTAACGAATAAAATGAAAAAGGATAAAGTTCTTAATAATTTTATAAAGGATTTTATTTGATAGTTGAATACATCGTTTTACTATGTTTTAATTAGTTTAGCGGTGATCTTTCAAAATGGATTTAAATAAACAATCAGAAATCAGAAATGAAATAAATAATTTAGTTGCTGTCTGGAATTTCAAGAAATTTCAGATTAGAGAATTTATCAGAATAAATGGCGGGTATACTAAAGACGACATCTCTTATTATATGCCTGGTGCAAACTGGATAATTGATCATAGTTTGATTTATGATCAAATGCCATTCGAATTCAAACCACCAATAATTTTAAGAGCTTTATGGAGTTCAAGTTATCAATCAATAATAAATTTAGTCAATGATATGATAAATTTCGAAAAACAGACATATAAGCAAGCACGACAAGTTTCAGATATCGAGTTGAAACATGTTCTTTATTTGAAGAATATAGCTTTTTATGTCTTGCTAAATAAATATAATGTTCCAAGTTTCGAAGCTAAAAAGGTGTTAGCTGGAGATTATAAACGTAAGGAAGTTTTTTAATTTTAATGTTAGACACACTAGAAGATATTGCGTTTGGGATATTTGAAACGTTTTTAGAAATTCTTGATTCGGTTTTTAAAATATTGTCTCTTGTTTTAATAACTGGCTTTATACCAATCTGCATTATCCTAATTTTTTACGAGGTTTTTTTTAGATGAAAATATTATCAACTATAATTCTAATCTGTTTAGGAATTTCTTATTTCTTGCTAAATGATCCTAAAATGTTTGTATCCTGTTTTTGCTTTCTTGTTGCAGAAAAAGCACTTGATCTAGTTGTTTTTGAAAGAAAATCGTTAAGTGATAATAAAAAACAGTATTTTATTTATTCTGTTTTTAACAACAGGAGGCTTTAGCTGAGCGGTTTAGATTTAGAACGAGCTTGGTATCTGCATAAAAACAAATTTTTGAATAAAGATACCGGATATGAAGCAATTGCCAATGGAAATGCTTTGTATAGAGTATATTTTGGGGATGGTTATGCAAAATTTTTAAGAACAGTTACTATAGATGAATTAAAAAAATATCAAAAGTACGGAACAATTTATATTTAATAAATTAAAAAAAATAGAAAAGGGGAGTAAAAATGGGAGATTTAGACTTGAAAGATGCTTGGCGTTTAACAAGTAATGCATTCTTAAATACTGACACAGGAAGACGTGAAGCGATTGCTAACGGAACTGCTCTATATGAATTAGACAGTTACGGTTCTGGAGGAGCTTATTTTATTAGAGCTGTAAATAAGCAAGAATTAAATAAATATAAAAAACATGGAACATTGTACATATAACCAGAGAAGGAGTAAAAATGCCATTACATCTAATGCCGGCAGGTTTAGTAAAATTAAAAGAATATAATTGTCCAGTTTGTGGTAATAATAATTCCAAACAATTCGATATTGAATATGTGCTTGGAATAACACTAAATTGCTGTAATTATTGCGGATATATCTACAGAAAGAACTATTTAGACAATGATTCCTGGATGAATTTTTGTAAAAATTATCATAGAACAAAATTAACAGGAAAATTTACCGAATCTGTTTATCAAAAAGATTTGATTAGATATTCGCTTTTCAGAACATACTTAAAAGACTTCCATTCAAAAAATGTTAGACATTTGGATATTGGAACTGGATTTGGAAAAGCGGTTCAGTTATTCGGCAATAATAGCGTCTGTATTGAACTTGCTGAATATTATTATCAAACCATAAGGCACTATTTTAAAATTGATGCCAGAAGAGATTATAATATTCCTGACACATTATTTGAATTGATAACGATTACTAATCTAGCTTTAATTCCTGATCCTCAAAAACTATTGATTAATTTGAATAAAAAACTTATATCAAATGGCGTTTTGTATATTAACATTCCTTCAATTGATTATCCGTCAGTAGATTTTTTCAAAAACGGATTAGCTCTTGAATACTTTTCATTCTTTAACAATAAATCAATTAAAAACTTACTTAACGAAAGCGGATTTGAGATAGAATTATTTGATAATAAAGGAAAAGATATCAATATTATCTGTAGAAAGAACAATAACCTTAGAAATAAATTCGATAAATTACCAGAAGAAAGTTATACGCAAATGTTGCTTTATATCGAATGCTTAAAAGCAAATATGAAAAAAGATTTAGCAACAATTAGGAAGCTTAGTCCATCACTTCCTGCAGGATGGGTAATAGAAGAGGAAATCAATTTACAGAAGCCGGTTGATATTTCTAGTTTTATGTTAGAAGCTGCGAAAAATGTAGGAGACAACTTCAATGGATGGGCAATATTAGCTTTATTTTATCAACAAAGAGGTAATCTTGAGGAAGCAATAAAATATTTAAAGTTGATGGAAACCAAGATTTGGGGGTTTGATATATTTCTAGCTTCTTATCTGTGTCACTACGATGCTGGAATTTATGATATCGCTATTGATTATATGGAGAAAACTAATTTTATGAAGGGTTTAGCATATGATATTTTAGAAAGATTTGTTTGTTGCGCAATGGAGATAAAATAAAAGTGGAAATAGGTAATAAAATTTTCTCTGCTGATCGTATTGAAAACAAAGATTATTTTGATGATACATTTGTTTTATATGTTTATCAACTAGGATTAGAACAATATTTCCATTTTTATATCGAAATAGAAAATGGAGTTTTTAGAAAAAAAAGCATCGACGCATTTTACTGCGACCTGAGATTTGATGATAATGTTAAACCAAATTTTGATGGATTTGTAATAACGGTGCCAAGAGATACGGTATTTGAATATAAAGATGTAGGGAGGAACAAATGAGCGTTGATTACTATAAAACTTTAGAATAGAGAGGAAAAATGTTGATTTCAAGTTGTTTGATATCATCAATGATAGTAACTAATTACGGACAAACGCTTACAAACGAAGAATTTGCTGTTGCTATGATAATTGAGGTATTAATAGTCCAGTATCTAATTCTATTTATGAATACTTCACAAATTAAATCGAGAAAAGATTTTTATTTTAAACTTATTCCAATATTACCAATATTTTTTAGTCTAAAGGAAAAATATACTGAACTTATAGAATCACTTATATTAAAAGAAAATCAGAAACCTCTAGAATCATCAAATTATGCAAAGAATTCCTTCGATAAAATGTCTGAAAATATTAAAAGAAAAAATGAGGAGAAAAAAGGATGAAAATATATTTTTATACGCTACCAATAAATGAAAGTTTTTATGCAGCTTACGCGGCAAAAGGATTACGAAAAAACGGACATGATCTGTTACCAATTCCGATTGAAAAAACAGAAGATGGAAAGCACTCTATAAATTATCAATTATTAAATAACCCTGAATGGCTTAAATCTCAAAAAGTTGATCTAATTGTTTATCACGGCTTTTCTTTCCTAAATTCTTTGATCCATCAAGGGCTAGACTACTTCTTACCGCAAAAATCCGGTATTCCATACGCTGTTTTCTTCTATGATAATCCATTTAGATATCTATACCACTTGGAGAAAATAAAAAACTATCCACACATATTTTTCTGCTGTGATTCCGAAGTATCTCAGAAAATGAGGGATCACGGTTATAATTGCTACTTTTCGCCTTGCACCTTTGACGCTGATATTCATAAACCAGGTGATATAAATCCTAATCTAGCTTGTGATCTAGCGTTTGCCGGAACATTATTTCATCCCGATCAGATACTATCAAACAGAAAAGGCAAAGATTTTTATGAAATGGGAATTCTGAAATGCCTCGATAATTTACGAGAAACCGGACAATATCTTGATTACGTAGAGTTTATACAAAAATTTGGAATATCATTAAAGAATAAAGAATTTGGGGATTTAGCATTTTGCAATTTAATGAGTCAGAAATGTTGGTTGAGAACAGAAATGTTTGAAGCTTTGAAAGATTTTGAATTAAATGTTTATGGTCTAGGAAAAGATATTCAGTTTCAAAACCCTAAGCATAAAAGCAATAAATATCTAAATCAACATTCGGAGTTGCCGGAACTCTATAGGTCAGCAAAAATAAGTTTATCCATAGAATTATTGCCGGCAAGCGTGCATCAAAGAATATTCGAAATTGCAGGCTGTGGCGGTTTTGCTATCTGTGAAGATAAGTCCGATATGAAATTAGCTGGAATAGAATATCCTGTCTGGAAGAATTTAAACGAATTAAAAGAATTAGTCGGTTATTATTTAGAACATGACCAGGAAAGAAAAGAAATATCCGAAAATGTTCATAAATACGTGTTTGAAAATCATGAGTGCATTATCAGAATGAAACACGATTTGGAAATTATTAATAGCATTTACTTTTAATTATCATGTGCGGAATTATTTTCCTGGGATTATTTTTTGTAGGAATGTTCATCTTATGCGAAATTTTGGAGGATTATTTTACTAATGAAGAATGAAATTCTTTTCTATATTTTCTATTCGATAATGACAATAATTAATATTGGTATATTCATTACGTTTTATCTAATTAAAAACGATAAGCTTGGTAAAATAATCTTAAATCCAAAGAGTCCAGCTCTAAAAGAAATGGTAGATTGCTTTCTTTTGGAACAAAGAAACACTTTGTACATCCAAGCCTTGCATCCTGGAAACCTTGAATTATATCTCGATAATCTTCAATTTTCGGAAAATGCTAGATCAGCTGTAAAGGTGATGGCTGTAAAAGAATTTAATTTAAACAAAAAAGAAGTAAGTGATATTAGGATAAATATTTTTGGAGAAATCGAGGTGTCCGGTAAAATAAACTTATTAGGAAAGCCTAAGTTTATTAATAAGGAGAAAAAGTAAGAATGAAGAAAAAAATATTCGAATTTATAATAGACTATTTGCAAAAAAAACTGAAAAAACAGGCTATTTCCGATCTGTGTTTGAGACAAATTTCGCTAGATGATATTGATTTTACTACACATAGAAGAAAATATAATAAAGATGAGAAAAACGAACATTCATTAGAGTTTATCAAAAATCTATTCATGTCTATTAAAATTTATGGCAAAGCCTTGCCTTTTATATCTACTAACCAACGAGATGGAAAAAATATTTTAATGTCCTCGATAAGCCATATAAATATCTTGAAAAGATTAGGGATTAATTATGCGTATACTTTCGCTTGTGCTTTCACAAAATCTAATGAAGTAACATTGCTAAAGGAGTTGAATAAATAAAATGAGCAGTATATTTGAAAATGATACTAAAGTTCCAAATTTAAACACATTTAGCACGCTGATAGATAGATTGATAATTGAAAGAGTAAAGCTTGCTCAAATAGAAGATAAACAAAATGATTATTTAGAAGATATTTATCTTAATAAAATCAATTTGCAGAATGAAATAATTGAGAAAATAAAAGAAAATCTTCTATTTTTACTAGGTGAAATTTTTATTACTGAAAGATATCGGTATTTTAATGAACAGAGAACCTTTAAGATGGAAGAAAACGAACACGGATTGCTTCACAAAAGCCATAAGGGAGCAATAATTTAATGTCCGATGATATCAAGGTATTAATTAATTCAATAGGCTTATTGACCGAGGCAAATTGGAATACTGGTTTGTGGGATAATAAGAGAAATGAACTGAGAAAAAAGTATGATCGAAGAGACTTTGTTAATAGTGATCCTAAAAAGGTATTGTCTTGGATGATGGATACCGAAAGAGAAAGCCGGAAAAATTGTGAGGAGAGATCAAAACAGAGACTTAAAATTGATGAATCGTTTAAGAACTTAATAGAAAAATACATTAAAAAAGGAGATGTTTAATGATTAGATACGAAAATGATTCCGGTTTTTTCCAAATATCTAAAGAGGAAGATTTGGGTAAAACGAAAATAGAATCAAATATTGAGGTTGATTTAGTAGAACTACTAAAAATATTTGATCTGATTTATAAAGAAGAGAATCTCGAAATAGAGACAATGAAAATATATAAAAGTCTAAATAAAAATAATTTAGTGGAGATAAACGGATGAAAAAATATTATGTTTTAAGGAAAAATGATAAAGACTATTTAGCCGATGAAAAAGGAAATATAGTAAATAATTCTGCTCTTATGTGTGCAATAGATGGGTACTTTGTATTCGCAAAGGAAATCGGCGAGACACTAGTTATAACCGATAACGAAATGAATACAATAGATGAAGTTTCAGGAAAATTTGCAAAGATGAATATTGTTGGAAAAGTTATTGTTCTTCATAACACTTGCAATGGAAGCATCTTATTTGATACCAAGGAAAAGAGAACGATACCGTCGCTGGAAAACTGTGTTTTTTTTGATGAAATAGCAAATGAATATAAAGAATTAGATAATTGTTTTTATTTAGTTATTAATAAGGATAAAAAATCAATGATATTGGATAAAAACTTTAAGGATATGGAAATCAATGAGGCATTCATAAAATCGTCTAATATCATAAATAAATGCATAGCATTAACTAACACAAAAAACATGATAGGTGTCTATAATTTAGAAAAAAGAATATTCATCGAAATAAATAACGAAAAATTTCCTTTTCTTCAAATAATAAGAGGAGTTGGTTCGAGATATCTTTTAGCACAATACGAAGACAATACTTGCTTGATAGATGTTATAAAAAATGAAGTGATGTTTTCTCAAGATGTATTGTCAGCTAATACATTTGATAAAGGAGATGACAGCCCTGTTTCCGTAAAATTCAGAGATGGCAAAAAGGGACTGTATGACATCGACGGAAATTTGTTGTTAGATTTTAGTGAATATGATGAACTATATTCAATTGAATGTGAGGTTAAATAAATATGCGCAAAGATAGCAAGACTTTAACATTACCAGCTCAGATACCTGTTCGGGAACAATTAACGCCGATAGATAGTAAAGAACTAACAAAAATTTTATTAAAAATAGTCGAATTACTACAGGAAATAAAATCAGAACTTAATTTTGGTTCTAGGTTTAAGGGGGATTAACGAGGAGAAATCACATGTCTTTTGCTTATTTTGCTGTTATATTTGTATTGCTTCTTATTCTCGATCTAAGACTAGATAAAATGGATAAACGAATAAAGCAGTTAGAAGATAAATCAAGGAAAAGAGCAATCTTTAATTAACCAGTCTGGCGTAACATCAATTCCTTCAACCATAGAACTTGTTCTTGCTGATTCCGCCAGATATCTTTCGAGTTCTTTATCTGATAACTTAGCCAGATAGGGATTTGTCCATCTAAGGCTTGTTTTATCTTCTCTATCATTGCTTTTCTTTAATTAAAGTTTAATACCCCTAATCCCCATATCAAATCCTTTATCAAATTCTGTTACTCCCTCGTCAACGCCTTTAATAAGCTTTTCGCGTACTTCGTTATCTTTAATTTTGCTAAAAAAACTATTCCACATTTTTAATCCAGAAAAATTTCCTAGTTTTTTCATATTAGATTTTATTAATGAATTTACTTGGATAAAATCATATAAAACGTTAATCATTTTCCAAGCTGCTAATGTTGCTATAGTTCCGAAAGCTCCTTGAAAAATAGCATTGTTGAAAACAATCTCAAATATATTCATTTTTTTATTGCTCCTTTTTTATCAAAATAATTAAATATTAATTCCGCTGATAGATTATGATAAATTCCTTCCTCATCTCTAATCCAACGAGCTGCGCCATCTATAAACGATCTGTTGTCTAAATGAATGAAATTGTTGAATGGATATAATCCTATACCACCAAAACCAGTTTTTTCAGCGAGAAAATATAAATCTAATTGATGAGTATTCGCAATATAAATATCAACAGCCTTTCCCGAATAATGAAAGCTTTTCTCTGCGTGTCCCTTTTGAGCATAACCAACAAGTATTTTTATCGGTTTATTTAGTCTTCGTCTGAATTCGTCCAGTAGCTGAACTAAAAAAAACTCCATCTTATCGCCATAACCTAGAAATTCTTCTTTTTTAAAATATTTTATTTTCTTCCAGTCTGAATCTAACATATAATAATTATCGGTAGTTTGTATATACAACGGATATACTTAATACATCTTTTGTATATACATTCTCGATAATATAGTTATAGAGGTGTTGAAGATGAGAAAAACAATGTTTTTATTTATCGTTTTACTAATGGGTATTCAGTGTTATGCTGAACAATCGATAACGCTATTCACTAAATTTGAAGCAGATACATCAACTGGAATTACCGCTAAAATTGGGGATGAAAGGAATAGCTTTTACTTCACCTACGAAACCGCCCTGCATAAATTAAAATTACCACTCGGAATAGTCCCAAAAGAACAGTCCTATATTCTTGGATTTATGATTAACGGAATAGGCTTTGAACACGAATGTATTCATCTAATTGATAATAGACCTGAAAAAGCTAGACCTGTTAGAAATAGAATTTATGTTGATTTTTGGCTTGAAGACTTCTAAAAATTAGATCATAATTAAATTGTCAAAGATAAGGGGTTATCTTTATTAGGGAATCCGGCTATTTCTAGCCGGATTATTAATTTTTAGCTTAAATAACTTACATGTAAATTATAATACTGAGCTACCCCTGTAAGGTTTGCGCTTGGAGATATTGTTAATCCAGCATTTGGCGTTTGAACTTGAACAAGAATTTTATCTGTACTAGAAGCATTAATTATCAAAGCCTGAACGCCTAATTCACGAGCTCCGCCAGTGAATATTTGAGTTGAATGATGACTTTTGAATGTTTTCACAACTGATGAATCAAAGTTAGTATGCACAATATTAATTACGAACAATGAATCAGCCGAAGAAGTTGCCATCATACTGAAATCGACAACATAATTACCATTTTTTCTGACAGTTACTAAATTATTTGCGCTACTAGTAAACATGTTGTAGTTATCAGAAACTTCTTGATCGTAAATATAATAAGCAGAAGTTCCTGAAAGACCGATACCTGCAGCCTGTGTTCTCAATCTGCAAGAAGGCTTCAAACTATCAATTGGCTGTGAGAATTGAGCGTTTTGGAAATATGCTGTTCCCGAAAAATGAGACACACCTTGAAAATTAGCTTGTCCAATAAAAAAAGTTTGACCACTAAAATACACGTTTTGAAAGAAAGCATTACCGGAGCAATGTAAATCGGTCTGCGCGACCCATGTTCCTTGGCAATAACTAGTTGCACATAAAATCAAATTGTTAATAACAGCAGTTCCTGCGCATTTTATTGTCGATGAGGCATAAAAAGTATCTGCCGTAGCTGTTCCAGCGATATCAACTGTTTGAGAAGGATTAGCATGTCCGAAACCCATTTTTCCGTTAATATCCAAAGTAATATCAGGAGCACCAGAACCAACCGCTATTCTTCCCAAGCCAAGGACAGCCTTTGTTCCATCATAAGATTCTATAAAAAAGCCATCACTAGCACCTGTTCCATACTTTAATTGCAGAACTGATTGACCAGTAGCTGAAACGACCAACCTCAATGCTGATGTTATATTCACCGAACCCAATATATCCAACGTTTCGGAAGGTTCTTTTCCTATGCCCACATATCCTCTATTAGATATCTTTAATCCTGTGGCTGTATTTTGGGAAAACAAAGATAAACCGGCTGTACTATTAGCCATTACGTACGATGTTGATATTGTGCAAATAAAACCTGTGCGCCAATAAGCTGAACCAGTACCCAAATCAAACTGTGCATTAGCCAAAACACCCTCAGAGTGGGGAACGATGTTCCCTTCTGCCCAAGCATCATTTCCCAAAACGTCTGCCGCCCTTGCTGTTGTTGAAGCCTGTAAATTTGTCCATGTTTTTGTTGCCATTGCTACACCTCCTTGAGTTTAAAACTAGTTACGAAATCAACTAAGTTTATCGATATTCCTGTAATATAAAAATCAGTACCATTAATAAATATTCCGCCTTTTTCATCACTCCACAAACCGTAATCCCATAAGAAATTATCCCAAGTAGAACCATCCCCACCAATTTTACCTTTATGTGTTACAGTTACACGATCTTTTAAATCAAGATTAGGCGCTATGAATTTAGTTGTAATCTGTAATTCTTTTTTAGGATTAACAAAATAAAGAAGCAGATCGGAACAAATTGATCCAGCTGTTGCATTGCTAACAAAATATGAAGAAAATTCAAATGTTCTTTGACCATACTTCCAACTGCTTGAATTATCACCTATATTCCACGATTCCTGCGTGTGAACAGTTGTATCATTTGGTAATGTACAAACAAATTTATTATAAACCTTTGATATTCCCTGATCATAACCGTCTATTGATTCTATATTCACATTTTTAGCACCATCGCCATTGAAATTATAAATAGCTGTTGAAGTGATATTTCGATCAATGAATAAAATATTCCCTGATTTATTAACATAAAAAACATAATTTTCCGCTATTGCCAAATCGGACATTAGATCAAAAGCCGATTTTCCATCTAGTGATGTTGTCGTGTCTATCGTGTAGGTTCTGCCGGTAGTAGTTAATAGCCAGGCGTTAACACTGAAAAAAGGGCTTAGAACCGCATTTCCGAAACTATCCTGATAATCTCTTATGGTTTGGATTATCTGCTTACTAGTCAAAGAAATTCCAACCACCGACGGAGCTACGTTTGCAGCAGCAAAGTCTTGCAATGCATATTGAATGCTATTGACTGAAACCTGCGTTTCTTCCATTCCATCAACTATCTGATCAGAAAACATTCCGTAGAATATTGTTTTATCAGTTGGGTATTCCGTACCAGTTTCATCCTTTAAACCTGTTGATATTTTCACTAATGTCTTATATCGAGTTAGTTTGCCAGCAAAAATAGAACCAGGAAAAATTTCCGAAGCAAATTGTTTGTCTTCATTTCTAAACACTAAATCGGCACTTCCAATGTTAAAAACAAAAGGTTGTATTGTGTCCATCTCAAAATTGATCGTTGGATATTGAAGTACTAACTTAGAAACATCATACCAATTGGATTCATAACCTATCCCTTCTCGTCTTCGTATTTCTACTTTTCGAAAAGGTCTCAAAACTGGTTCTAATTGTAATGATCCAATCGATGTTGCCATAATTAAATCGGTATCTCCGATAATGAAATATTGCCGGAATAACCATTCGCCATAATGTTATCACTTAGATTGAAATCGAAATCATTTGTCCATATAACGGCTTTATTAAAACCATCCCAATAAGCCGTGTAGGTTTGTGGAAACGGACAGAAAATAAAGTTTTTGTTTTCCACCCAGATAGCCGATAAAGAACTCACGGTTGCCGATGAAGCAAAATTTACTCCAAAATTGGCTTCAAATTTCTGATTAGTTCTAATCATTATTCTTCCACCGTCTATCATTTCTCTTACTGAACCGATGTTTCTTCTAACAACTTTGTATTGGCTGGAAGGTGGATTTGTATCAAAGGTAATCTTTCTACCCTTAGAAACAACTATTTCACCAAGTTTTTTTTCTGCGTCAGTTGTAAATGTTGACCAACAGTTAATATCTATCGAGGTCACAGCCTGAGTTGCAAACTCGTAACAAGTATTTGAATTAGCGTTTGCCGTAACACTAACACCAGGATTGAATTGATTAGTTGGATTAGAATTATAAATGATATTGAAACCTTTAAAATTATGATTTTGAAGCAAAACGCAAGAAATATTTGTGCTACTAGCAAACAATATTGAAATAGTTGCTGTGTTAACATCTGAATTCTCACCGCTACTTTGCCACACAATTGATTCATCACGATCGTAGAGATTAGAAGCAGTACCGGAATTAGAACTAAAATATAATTGTGTAATTGTATTTACTAAATTTGGTTCATAAAAAACGAATCTGTTCATATGCTTATCGTCTGCCTCCTCCGCTTTAATGCCGTTAATTCTTCATCTATTATTTTAGCGAAAGCCTGAGCGTCTGACCGTTTACCCATAAAAGCACCAACATTGATATTTACTGAAAACTGTTCATTGCTCTTGTTTAATGGTGTTACCGTAACTCTCTCCGCACCAGCTTCCCCTGCGACTACATTTCCAGTTAATCTTGTCGGTTTATTAACGATGAAAGAACCACCAGCCGCCAATTTCTGAACGTCAGTAAGGCTGCTTTCAGCACGCAAATAATTAATTGATCCTGGTTGATAAAAACTCATCAAACTAGAATAAGCATCTATCAAGGATTGCTTTGTTCCTTTTCCTAATTCATATTCTAATTTTGCAATAGCAACAGCGTCCTCTAATGCCTTTTCTTGTGTGTTTAGTTTTTCTTTTGCTGCCTTATTCTCTTCTTCTATTCTCTTCTCTTCCGCTTTCTTGGCTTCCTCCGCTGCCTTTTTCTTTTTTTCTAATACCTCTTTGTCGAGTTCCGCAATATCTTCACCTAATTTAAGATTTTCGGTAACTCTTTCCAAGTTGGATATTTGATTATCGGATATTTTTCTTGTAGTCTCTTCTATAAATTTATTTACACCCTCTAATTTTCCAGTTTCTTCCATTCCCATTACTGCCTGATCAATGTAAGATTGTCCGTGACCGACACTTTTCCAATAACCAACATTAGCATTAATTTTATCCTCTAATCTTTTCTTTTCACTTTTTGCTTCTTCTAAAGCTTTAACATCAACGTTAAATATTTCATCGTTCTTTGTTTGAATTTTTGTCATAACATCTTTCATGGCTTGTAGGACAGTTTTCTGTTCACTCATTGGTATTTCTAACGCTGATTTTAAAGAATCAGGAATCACTCCCTCAGCACCTAATTGATCTTTAATCTTTTCTAAAAGATCAACTTGACTTTCTAACCTAGTTTTTTCTTTCCCTATACCTGAAACAGCGTCTTTGGTGTTTTTAACCATTTCTTCGAATGCTTCCTCTGCGTATTCGGCTGTTGTTTTAACAGGAGAACTCCCAAAAATTCCGGTCAGTATTGAGGTTATACCTGTAGCAATAACTCCCCCAAACATTCCTGAAACAAAACTTCCAACACCTGATCCTAAAATTCCTTGTAATGATGTTTTTATCTGACCCGCTGCGCCATCTTCCGATTCAATAGCTGTTTTAACCATTGATTGCATAGCACCGTTAAAATCAGTTGCAAACTGAAACCCTAAATCTAAAAGCCCATCATTTTGTTTTTTCGCACCTTCTAGTTGCTCAATCCATTGATCACCTTCGGCTTTTGATCTATCCCTCAAATATTCCTCGTAATTTTTTTCTCTATTGTCAGTTGATTCTTGTTCGGCTTTCTCAACCTGTTCTAGCCAGCCTTCAGTTTCCGAAAAACTTTTCTCTCTGGCTATAGATTCAGCATCATATTTTTCTTTTAAAATATTTGCTGTTTTTTCCTTCTTATCCTTCTCAATTTTATCTTTCTTTTCCTGATCATCTTTTAGTATCTTTGTTTCGCCTTCTATGAATTTCTTTAAATCAGCTAATCTAGCAGCCATTGATTTAAGATTATCTAATTCTTGTTTTGATAACTGTTTTTTAAAATAATCAGTAACCCTAAACTGAACTCCGTTAACCGCTTCCGAAAATCCATCTGCTAGTTTTTTTTCATCCTCATATTTTTTTGTTAATGCAGCTAGTTCTTCGGTATGTCTTTTTAAATTGTTTTCAACGCTTTTCTTAGCACTATCATCTAATAATTTTTCAGTTTTTTTTGTACTTTTATCAATAGCGTCTTCTTCATCTGTTAATAATTTATTTAATAGAATTAATGCTCTTTTTAATGCTGGTTCTAATTTTGATGTTAATTCTAAAGCCGATGCTGCAATATTATTTTTTACCTGTGTCCATAAACCATTTAAAGTTTCCTGTTGGTTTTTAAAAGCTTTTTCTGTCGATCCGGCTGAATCCGAAACAAATTTCATCGCATCGTCTACACCTCTAAACTCGTCTTGGCTTAGAGATAAAACAGCATTAACAGCTTCAATCCTCCCAAACAACTTACTTAGTTGCTCTTCATTTCCGTGAGTAGCCGACAATACTTCTTTTAGAACGGTAACTAACCCCCTAGACTTAACTGCATTTGCGCTAAATTCGAATCCCAGCTTATTTGCTATTACTTTTGCTTCATCTGTTGGTGCGATTAAAGAGGACATTGCAGCTCTTAAACTATGAACAGCAATCGAAGTATCAACACCTTTGACAGTTAGATTAGCCGTCATACCTAATAACTCTTCTATTGGAACTCCTAACTGTGCAGCAATTGGAGTAGCAAAACCCATAGCATCCGCTAGTTCTTTTACCGTTGTCGTTCCTTTGACCTGTGCAGCAAATAAGGCATCGCTAATCGCTAATGCATCACTAGCTGGTTTTCCGTATGAATTTAAAATGGTGGTTAAACCGCTTACCGCTGTTTGCGTATCGGTTACACCTGCGGTTGCTAGTCTGGAAGCCGTCTCGATAAAACCTAATGAATCTTTCATCGGAACGCCTGCGGAAATAGCTTCGTATAGCGCATTTGCTAAATCCTGAACATTTCCAGTTGGTAGACTTCTGGACATCTCCAGTAAGCCATCGGTTAGATTATCAACCTCTTCCCTAGAAGAACCGTATAAATTGCCAACATCAACCATCTTGGTTTGCAGGTCTGCATATTTAGAAATATTTTCTTTTACGGCGTTAAACAGGGTATCAAAGGCAAGCTTTAAATCAGTTAGTGTAAGTACAAAACGGTTTTTAATAAAGTCAGAAGTACCCTTCATGGCATTCTGAAACAAACCAATATTTCTTTCGGCTTCTTTAGTATTAGCAGTAATATCTACCCGAACTTTTGGATCACCCATTATTTTTCGTATTTTTTATAATTTTGATCATAAAATTTATCAATATATTCCTGGTTGGTTGACGCTTTCGCAACGGCTTTTGCTACTGTATCCCGAACTGAATTAGTAACGACGTTCTTATTTTTTGATATCTTCAAATAGTATTTAATTGTTTGATAAAAACTATGCAAAATTACATAAATTAATAAGATCAAAAAAGTCTTCAAATTAATTAAATCTAATGTTGCTAAGAAAAACCAAATTCCAAAGAAATAAAATAGTGTCTGTAACATAAAAAACCTCTCTTTTTTTACTTGTTTTTAAATAACTAAAGTTCCAGTTGAATTAACGACCTGAACATTTACTTGATAACCAGCGTTTGATCCGTAGTTAGCAACGAATTTTATAGGCAGTGTTAATTGACCAGTTCCAGCAACTTCTGGATGTGATCCGGTGTAATAGCATTCAGGAAAATTGAAACTGATAGAATGGACAGTTCCGCTTGTAGTTAAATCGCCTAATAAATTTACTTGAATAGCAACCGAGGTATTATTAACGAAATTGTCATAAGCACCATGGCTATCAAATGTTAAATCAAATGATCCGGAGATATCCTTAACGCCATACTGAAAGTCTTTAACCGTATTTGTCCCGCTCAACTCTCTGCTTTCTTTAACGTTATTGTTGATTGTAAAATTGATATTTTTGGCTACAGTTACAGAAACAACAGTGATTGTAGCCCCAAGTTTGATGGTTACTTTTCTACCAACAATTGGATTAACTTGAGTTAGCGAAACAGCACACATGGTATTTGCAATTAATGATCCGTGATCAGAAAATTTTAAGTTGATAGTTTCTTTAGCGACATCGTTAGTATTAGCGCAGTTCAATGAATAGCTATCAACAATTCCATTCCACCAAATACGGCTAGTTCCAGTTTGTCCGCCCAGATTTGTTGTGAATTGAAGACGCATTACTTTTCCGCCAGCTTCTAATACTTCGTCAGATTCGGAAAATGTATGTGTAAAAGTTCCGCTTCCAATACTTGCCGTTGTTACTGATCCGCCAATAATATATTTATAAAGTGCTATTCCGTTTTCTGTATCAATATTTTTTGTAAACGAACCTGTTGCATTAATATCCCCGAACATCATGCGCTTTTTTGCCCGCCCTTGAATTCCAACCTCATCAAGTTGAGAAATACTTTGATCCCTATTAAACTTGAAATTATCTACATAAACAAATTCCACTGGATCAGTTGTAACTAAAGATGTGCTAGTTAATTCTTTGAACCCTAATGAACTTTTAAACCCTGTTAATATTGTCATTGTCGTTTACCTCCTCGTTTCTTTTTATTTTTCTTGGTTTTTCTTCCTCAACTACTTTTTTAACACGTTCAAACTTACCTGTACTTAATAAAAGATTTTCTTTTTCTTCGCTTAAATTATCAAAAATCTGATAACTATCAGCAGTTATATTAACATTTTGCTGATTTATTATTGCGAATGTTTCCTTGTTCTTATATTTATAAACTATGGTCATATTTCGCTCCTTTCTTATTTTTTTATGCTGCTATTTTATTAACATCCAAACTAAATGGGGATTCACAAATGCCGTGACCTGTTTTGTTAACAACAATTACTCCAAAATTCTGATAAGAATAAACTATAAAACGCTCAAGCCATCGGGATGAGAAATCCATATTCGAAGAAACACAGACTAGTTTCCCTGTATATTTGTCAATAAGTCTTAAGTTTTGGAGAAACTCTTTTTTAGGATGATCTTCCGCACCATAATAATTGCCATCAAAATCCCAGCAATAATCAAAAGCATATAAAATTACATTCTTTGCACCAAAAATTTGCGAAGCAACAACGACGAGTGAGTTTCCGACATTTGAAGCTGCAGGAATAACTTGATAATAATCAACTATCTTCCCGAAATAATGATGCGTATTTATATTGTCTTTATTTAAGTACCAAGCTATTTTGTTTAAATTATCGCAATCAGCCCACCTTTGAATATAATGAGGAGCTGCGTAAACATTAGAAACCAATATACAATTTTTTATATATTTATCTTCGATGCCATCAATCCATTTTCTTTCTATCGATCCGTCAGTACAAATAACAAAATCGGGAGCTATACCGTTATTAACTAAAGCTCTAAAAGCCTTATCAACACATCCGATTTTTACTTTTCCAAATAAATTACTATTCTTGAATTCTTCGATATTTTTTAAAAAACTACTGCCATAACTGAATAAAACTACAGTCTCATCTTTGTAAATGTTTAGAAAATCGGTTAATTGCGTTTTTATAAAAGGCTTATTCTTCTCGCAATTAGCAATCCAAAGCGGTTTCCATTTATTAAATGCCGTTAGACTGTGTTTGTTGACTTCGTTGATATCCATTTCCATATATTTAAAACCCTCTCTCTTTGATTTTTATATATAACTAACCGTATTAAGCGTTATAAGACCATTTTTCTGTAGAACCCCATTTTTACCCTCAATGATATTTCCAAATTCAACAGATTCGATATTTACTAGCGCAAAAGTTCCCGAAATTGTATCATCTGATCTAATTGCCGCCTCCACATTACTAACTAAAGTTCTCATTGATTGATAAGCTGCTGTATAACTAGCAAAATTATTGATATGACAACCAATGTTGAAAGTACAATTAATTATTGGTCTATCATTTGCACCCAAACCAAGTTCAACTCTTTCCTCTGTTTTTGACATTAGATCAACTGATATTGCAGGGAACTTGTTCCCGAACACCTTATAATCATCCGGTCTGAAATCTAAAATTGTTGAAACTGAATGATACAGATTTGTATCGATAGTAGTTGAGTTAGCTCTCAAGAATTTTACTATTGCAGTTGTAGCTGAGTTGTAATCAAACGTTGTTCCCACTATTTACTTCCTCCAGCTTCTCTCTATGTATTCAGCAATAGTATTTACGATCATATTTATGCTCTTGTTAGATATCCACATAAAACGACGTTCAGGCATAGTAACCTCTTTTTTACTTGACCATTTATCACCGATTTTGAATCTTAGAAATGGTTTGTTTTTAGCTCTAATAACTCCGCCAAAATTATGAATGGAAGCGTATTCTGTTTTGCTAACAATCGAAGCTTGAGTATTAGTGCTTTCCTGAAATAGTTCGCCTTTTAGAAAGCCTTTATCTGTTAATGTTTTCCCGCCCTGCATTCCAGCTCTAATTGATTTTTTCCACTTTTTGTTTTCATCACCTTTTTCATCCTCGAAATGTTCGTGGATATCTTTCATCATTAAATTAGAAATATCTTCCATAACTGGCTTTGTGTTCTTAAGAGAACTCATTAAGCTGTCTAAAGCCCTATCCAATTCTTTACTTTCAATTTTGATAGTAATCAACTGTCAGACTCCTTGTCATTATCAATATCGTCTTGGCGTGTTGGACTAACCCGCCAAGACAAAGGATCACCAACATCAAAAGTTGGAACATAATTTCTGGTTGATATGAAATATCTATTTGTTACTGATTTTTCCGTAATGGTGCTTCCAGTATCATCTATGAGTTCCGCTCTTCCTTCTCTTAAATCATTAAGCCAAGCTAAAGCCATGTCGTAACGCTCTTTGATATTTGTATTCTCTTGGATTCCACCATCCCGATTGAAAAGTAAGCGGTAAACATCGAAGGTTACTAAGTCTTCAACAATTCCGGTTACCATAGCCGACGCCGTTAATGGAACGGTATATCTTTTGGATAGATAACTTTCAATTAATCTTTCTTTCCTGGAAATCATCGTTACTAGAGTTGCTGTTGAAATAACGCTAGAAGACAAGCCCATAAACAAATGGGATTGAACACCAGTAGAAGGAAGCCAGCTTAATGTTGTACAATAAGTTCCCATTCTTATTTAACCTTTACTTTTTCCATTTTTTCCAATTCATCGATTCTTTTGTTAAATCCAAATAGACTTGCCGCTTTAATGGCATCTAAATTGTTATCATTGTTACTAGTTGCTTCAATTACACGCTCTTTAAATTTCTTCTTACTTTTGAAGTATTTCAAAAGCTCTGTTCTACCATATTCTATTTGTTGATCAAGTGTCCGCATTGCTTTAATATTTTTATCAAAAATCGCTTCGGCTTCTTTCTGATTAACTAATTCTTCTGCATCTTTGGTCTCTAACTCATAAATATGTCCGTGTTCCAACCTGCCGTATTTATCAGTTCGCTTATAGCCAATCATTTTAATTTTCATACGTTCCTCATCTCTCTCTTTTGTTTTGATTTTTCATAAAAAAATTATCTCTCTTTTAGCGGTGTTGTGGGGTATCCCACGGCTGGAAAGAGAGTAAACCAGCCGTAGAATATTAACTGTGTGCTGAACCGATTAGATATCCAGATAAAGTCATTACTGGCTTCACCTGGTACATCCAGTTCATTTCGATGATATCGCCTTTTAGTTGTGGTGCACGATATCTTGTTTCTTCCGGTATAGCATCCCCATAAAAACCGGAGAATGTAATACCTAAGTTAGCAGTTCTGATTTTTGGATTAGAATCATTGTATGTAAGCACAAATGCGTTATCAAAAACAAAATTTGTAGTCGCCGACGTTCCCATCGCCAAAGTCTGACGGACAACTTCATTTACAACGAAATTTTTAATACCAATTAATCCAGCAAATAAGTCTTCCGTGATAACTCCTCTTTCTGACCATTTAATACGGTCAAGAACATCGCTATGGTTTTTCAAGACTGAATGGAATGTATTGTATCCACAAAGTGCGTTATTAGCTTTTTTGCCACTTGATTTCAGAATTGTTTTGATACCATCTGCAATATCAACAAGCGGATCACTTGTTAGCGTGTCGTAATCCCAGGCGTTTGAGGTCAAAATCTGTTTATTAGTTGCAATTGCTGTTACTGTGAAGAAACTTTTTGCTAGATCAATTTCACGATCTAATAACAATACGTTCATTATTTCTTCAACAGCGTCAACTTCTGGATTAACAGAAGGATCAGCGTTTCCACGTTCAAGGTCAGTAATTAATTGTTTCTGTGCGTGATTACGCAATGTATAAGAAGCTGTTGATAATGCTTTTGCATTCATCATGTTCGCTTCTGTTCTATCTGCTCTGATGGTTGAACCTTCTCTAAAAGCTTCTGTTGTATCGTATATGAAGTATTTGTCAGTAATTTTACTTACTTTTTTAATCGGTGCTAATACACTAATAGCATTATAAACCGAAGTATCCTGGAAAAGTTTTATGCTGAGATCGGGTAATGCACTTGGTATATGTCTATCGCTCATTTTAATTCACCTCCTAATTATCTTAATGATAAGAATGTTTGATTTACGAAAATCGTTACTTCTTCGCCGTCTGCTGTTGCTGCTTCTAATGACCAACCCATTGAAAAAGCTGTACCTGTAGTAATTGCAATAACTTTTCCAGTGTTTGTTTGATAAGTTAACGCGATGCCTGATGTAAATGCTGCTCCGGCTATTGCTCTTGTCGGACCGAAAACACAAACATTTACATCTTGTGCTGAACCTGAAAGAGGTAAGCTTGTTTGAATGCCAAACATAAATGCTGGCGAAGTGTTTGCTGTGCCAGTTCCTGCGTCTACGGTATTGGATGCATATAATTGCACGCCTCTGTAACGTGTAGCTGTTAAGTCTGCGCCAGTATTGAAGCCTAAAACTACTGATGCTTGATGAGAATACGGAATTTTTACGCCCATTTTAATTCAACTCCTTACTTTTTATTAACGAATTTAGATGCTTTAGGATCATTAGCCATTGCTGAGATGACCTGCTTGAATTGAGAAACGCTTAAATCTTCCTGTCTTCCAATATTTTGAAAACCTAATTTCTTAGAAAAAGCCAAAACGGCGGTATTGTAATCAAAATTTACGGAATCAGAAGATTCGCGATTTAACAAGCCACGATCGGGCAATTTAGAAAGAAAATCTTTTAATATTTCAAAATTAGTTGATTTTTTAATTACATCAAATTCCGAATAAGAAAATTCAATTTCGGAAAAATCATTTGCCGAAGAAAGCAATGTTTCAACGATATTCTTTTCCGCAGAATAGATTTTGTTTTCCTTAATTAGATTAGAAGTGAATTCTTTGATTTTCGCTTCTTTTTCTTTCTTTTTTTCATCTACATAATTAAGCATAAATTGCTTATATTCAGACTCCGTTTTCTTGAATTCTGATAATGTTTTAAGAACCTCCTCAGGATTCTTTGAGAATTTATTTACAATCTCTTTAATTTCTTCATTTTCTGATTTTCGAACAGGTTGTTCAGCTTTTTTAAACTCTTCTTTTTTAAACTCTTCTTTTTTAAACTCTTGAGTTTCATCTTTAGATTCAACTTCTTTTTTTTCTGGTAACATTTCTTTATCCTCCTTTATATCTGAAAATTTTATTGAAATATAATCTTGTTCGCCTTCGAAGGCTGAACCATAGATTGCTTTTCCTAATTCATTTAATTCCTGAATATCCGATAGGTTTACAGCAGGCATTGTGTCTCCCAATAGGGCAACGGCTTTCAATACTTTCCCTACTTTTTCACCAGCAGAATTAACAAAGTTTTCATACATCTCAATTGATCTATTTTTTAATCCGTTTAAGTTGATAAATTTTGCTACAGGTTCGGCTACATCAACAAAGTCACAAACGAGCTTTCCGCTAACTTTTCGAAGGTTCTCAAACCACCCAATTGCAGGAGCTCCGTCTTTCATCTTATGACCGATTTTTATTGGTAATTTAAAATTAGGATTTTCTTTTTTTAATCCAGAAAAATTATTTATAATTTCGTCAATATCTTGTTCGGAGTATTCTTTTCCGTTGTGGAAACCAGCTTTAAAGAGTTCCACGCCACATATTTTATAAAGTTTTGGTTTCTTCATTTTTGGCAATTCTTTATTTTCTTTTTTAGAATCCTCTTCTGATTCATCTAATTCAAAAGAGTATTCAAATTCTTGATTAAATGCTTTATTAATAGGCACTAGTCGACCTCCATTAATTTAGATTAATATTTTTTTAGGAAAATTTTTTTAGGTTAAAAAACAGTAAAAGATTTTTACTATTTTTATTATCGGTATTTGAATTTAGAATTCAGTTATGGGATGACAATTCTCACAGCCATCCCAATTTAACTCTTCAATATTTTTAGGGTTTATAGCATCCACGTAAGATTCAAAATAGAAACTAGTTTTCTCGCAATTATCGCAATATATCCATTTCATATTTTATTGATATCAATATCCAATATATCACTAGCAGAAAACAAGGAAATTTCATGTGTTTTTCTATCCTTTAAACAAACGCATATATTATAGTTAGTTAATGGTTCTTCTCTGCGCTGAACGAGTGGTAGCCATATAAATTCATCTATTAACTCTTTATCAAGAAGACCTTTGCTTTCCAGCTCTTCAAATATTCTATTTTTGTACTTATCAAAAAGTTCACTCATTTTATTTTCCTCAAAATACCGCTGACAACAGCAGTTTTGTATTTATGATTGTACTCTGTTTTTAGATCAAGAATTTCCATATCGCATTTAAAACCGGAATAAGAAAATTCCTTAAATTCTTTAGCAATATACCGAAAAGTATTTTCATTCCATAACGAATTTGTTTCTAAATCCTGAAATGCACCTCTGCCATCTGTTGACTCTGATTTGAAGATAAATAAACCTCCTGGCTTTAATACTCTATTAATTTCTTCTATTATTCTGACTCGTGCTTCGTTTTTGACGTATTCAAGAAAAAAATCAGCGTTAACAATATCAAAACTATTATTAGATTCTGGAATCCCATAGTTAAGATCATGCTTTTTATTGTAGCCGAAATCTTTAATATCAATTTGCTCATACTCCTCTTTTTTTATTTCACCACAGCCAAGATCAAGCCGTTTTAGTTTTGCATCGGTTATCTGTAAATCATCAATTAAATCGACCTTTCTATTATTTAACTCATTTTTCACGAAGCTAAAACTATCAATAACAGCATTTTTATTTATTTTATGATTATATTCCTCTATATTTTTCCAGAAGTCATTCAATCTTTTAGCTAAATTTATAAGTTCATCATCTTTTAATTTTGATAACTTATCTGTTTTTCCAATATCTTCAAATTTATCAAAAATAATTACTTCTTTTTCCTTTGAAAAGTTAACGGTTTGCTCATCCCAGATATCGCCCTTATTTTCTAATAACCATTTTTTTATTGTGTTAAATGTATATTTTGATTTATCGAATAGAATCTGATAAATTTTATAATTATTTTCGCCATCAACTAATCCCGAGGAAACATAAATTCCTGGATTTACTTCAAAATAGCTTATTCCAATGGTGCCAGGTTTAAACAATTTAATATCATTAATTTGAGCACGAATGTACATGTCGTAGGCATCTGTAAATAATTTCATTTTTTAACGTTGTTCCTTTCTTTTTAAATACTAATTCCGTCTCCAAATAATTGATTTGATATATTTTTATTAAGATATAATTCTTTTCTGAATCTCCTTGAATTTAAAAGCTGATGTAATACTTTAAGAAAATCTTTTAGTCTGACAAATGTATTCAAATCCATAAGCGTAAAATTAATAGTATTAGTATATTTTAAAAACCATACACTATGACCTGCAATAGTATCTAATTCTAAAGTCATATATCCCACTCGTTCAGCAACAAAAATAGTCAATGCTGGATTAACTTTTTCTAATTCAGCTTTAATCGCATAATAAGGTTCTTTCCCATTTAATAAGAGTTTACATTTATTATCAGTGTTAAATTTATAAGGAGTATATTCTCCTTCAACCGTGCAGTTTAAACTCAGTTTTATTCTATTAAAAATTAAATAATATATTTTCCAAAAAATATTTATAATCATTGATTTAAACACCTTTTCTGATCATTATTCCTTTCTGAATTTTATTTCTAAAATAGGTTTGTTTTCTCTTTGTATATTTGTATTCATCTTCTTCAATCTTTGTTCCGCTTTAAAAAGACAATTTAATTTTTCGGTATCAAATAAAATATTTTTCTCTTCATTTAACTGAAAAGCATTAAAAACAACTTTTAATAATTCAAAATCTTCGGGATAATCCAATGTTAACCTCACACCGTCTAATGCTTCATATTCATCTTTAAAGGAAAGACATTCGATCTTAAAAATATCTGATCTTTTTAAGTAATAGGTCATATATTCACTTAAAGAAGTATCTTCTGCTAACATGTATGCTTTTTTCAATGCTTCTACCTTTATAATTTCTGATTCAACGCCCTTTGGTAATCCCTCAGAATAGCAATAGTCAGCGTCCTTATTAATCGTATAATCAATCATCTTGTCAGCAATCAAAGGATCAAATAAAACATCATCACCAGTAACACGTACAATAATATCAGCATTATGTTTTTCAGCCGCTAATAAAAATCTTTCCATGACATCTAATTCATCTCCAGCTACATAATCTATGTTTTCCTCTTTTGCTATATCTATTAATATTTTGTCTTCTTTATTTGAAGATGTACAAAGAATAACTTTATCTGCTTTTTTTGATAACTTTGCTCTTCTTATTAATATTCTAATAGTTTCCATCTCTTGTATTCTAAGAATTGATTTTTGAGGTAATCTTTTAGAGTTCATACGTGCCGCTATACAAATAATTGTTTTCACTCCAAATCCCTATTTTTCTCTATCTGTGATTTAGGCACGATCAATATATTGGAATGGACAGAACCTAGATTATCCCCATAAGTAGGACACAGGGATATCCTTTGTTCTATTAAAACAGATTCCCCTAAATCATAAAAAATTAATATAGTCCTTTCTATTGTGTAAACATCAACGTTTTGCGAATTTGAAATTTTTTTCAGAACAGTTAAATTTTTGTAATCAAAGGCATTTAAGTTATTCATAAAAAATAAAAGTATAAAACAAAAAAGCAATACCTTTCTCATGATTTAACCTCTTTCCCTTTTTTGATCATTATTCCGAAACCAAAATAGTTGTACTTGTCTGAATAAATATCCCGAATTTCTTTTGCATCATAATCTTTGCTATAATCTTTAATTATTTTTTTCCAAGAATCATCACAAACGCTATTGATATCATGAATAGCAATTATTTTAGCATTTAACTTGCGTGCATTCTCGAAATCTTCTAAGACATTTTTTATATCGTGATTTCCATCTATAAAAACAAAATCAATATGATCTTCTTTCATTGCCTTAAAGGCATCAGCTGATTTAGCTTTCATTGACTTAAAATCAAACTCGAATTCGTTGTGCTTTTTTCTTTCAGCTATTTTTCTATTAATATCAGAATTATAGATAATATATTCATCTAATAAACTCTTTTTGTTTGCCATATCACTGCCGACATAATAGGAATTTGGATCAATAGCGTAAGCTTTCTGAAAGTCAAAATTGAAGCGTTTTAGGTATTCACAAATGGTTATAAATGTACCGCCAAAATAAGCGCCTATTTCAGCATAACTTCTAATTCTATAATTAGATAAGAGGACAAGAAATTTTGCTAACTGGTTGGGGTTTTGCCATAAATTTAAACCGCCGAAAAATGGCTTCAAAAACTCCGGAATTTGGTTAGGTTTCCCGCCAAATATACCGATTTTCATTATTAGGTTTTCTACATAATAAGAATCTCTAAGATTTTCCAACGTTTCGTTTTTAATTAGACCAATTTTTTCATTCAGATCGAATGACATATTAAACTCCTTTTCTTTTAATTAACTAATACCAAAGCTAAAAAGTTTTGAAAATGATATGAAGTTCCACCTCTTTTTATTGCCATTATTTTACAAAAAACTCCACTATTCCAAAAAGAATACCGACAAAACCAAACGCGTAAAATATCCCGTAAATCTTTTGTCTCAAATCAGAAAATTCCTTCTGGAAAACCAAAACATCGGAAGCCCAAACCCGAAAATCATTCATGAGCGATTTATTATTTTTTTCCAATAATAGAGAAATTTTATCAAGTTCCTCTTCGGATAACAAATTCAAACTCCTTCTCTTCTTGGTGTCATTGCCCATCCCCTACAATTAGAATCTGAACACGTACATTTTATAATTTCACATTCTGAAAAAAAACTATTAGCCTTCTCTTCATCCATTTTAGTAGATGAAATATACCAATTAATAAACTCATCTCTAGTCATCATTAATTAAAATCTGACTGATCTATTGCGATATTACCGATAGCAACACCACGCCTATATTCTAATGCGTAATCTTTTACTATTGCTTTTAGTTTTTCCGATAGCTCTAAATTGTACTTACTCAATTGCGCATTAGCATCTAAAATTACAGTATCCGGCAAATCGATTTCTATAATCATTATTCAACTACCTTTCTTAAAGCGACATAATTAACAACTGAGCTTCCGCCTTGGCTTTGGATATAAAGCTTATCCGAATTGTCGAAAGGAAGATCAATTGATGAAGCGGAAAATATCGGATAACCAGTGCCGGAGTTAGCTGTGTTAGAAAGATTTAGCCATACGGTGTCAGTATTGGTCTTGGGAGCATATAATTTCAGCATATCGCATACAACGCCTGTTAGTATGCCTGTACTGGAATTATTAGCTACCAAAACGCCCATTGCTATAGTATTGTACCCTTTTGGGAAAATCTCTATTTGATCGAATCTTTTAGCCATTATTCCACCACCTTTTTTAAAGCTAAGAAATGAACAACAGCACTTCCACCTTCTGATGTTGCATATATTACTTGAGATAGGTTATAAGCTAAATCAAGTGATTCACCTGCCGCCAATGGGTAACCTGTCCCGCTTGCTACTGTTGAAGTTAAATCCAGCCAAGCAATATCAGTATTCGCTGGATCAGCGGTTAATAAAACTCGATCACAAACGACGCTTGTCAACATTTGAGCGGTATGAGTTTGAGATTTAATTACATTCTTACCAATTTGCATGGCATTAAACGCCCTAGTATAAACTTCTTTTTGTTCAAACTTAGCCATTTTTCACCTCGAAATCAATGCAAAAAAGATTAGGAAAAGCTCAAATATTATTATCGGCATATAAAACGATTTTAAGGGTTTTCTCAATACCTGATAATATTCAATCAAATCAAATCTTCTAACATTAATTTTTTTAAATTTTCTTAACATTACTAAAAGCATTTGGTTCAACAAATTTACCCTCCATTGCTGGATTGACTTTTAAATCCTTGAGCTTCATTAATTCCTGTGTTAATTGCTCTATGATCTGGCATAAAGCAAAAAGATTTTTTTGTGTTTGGATTAATACCTCATTCGAAAACTGTATCGGATTTATTTGTTGTTGTTGATTCATATTTTGCATTTTAAAATTCCTCTCTTTTTTTTGTAAATTAATCGTTATGCATAGTTGCTGGTATTAGAACCGGCTATCGCAAACCAGCCTGATGTTCCATAAATGTAAAGCGTTCCGTTTCCTACACGAATAGAACCAATAGAACCTGCTGCTGTATGAGTAATTGGAACTGCGCCTTTAACACATAACTCAACCGTTTTTACACTTGTGCTAAACTCCGCGGCTGTGCCGGTAATCGTTCCCTTAACGCCTAATGCTCCAGCAATAGAACAAGTGCTGGACATTGCCACTGTATTTGAAAAGACAGCCGCACCGCCAACAAGAATTTGACCTAATGTTGAGATTCCACTGACATTTATAGTTTGACTAAATGCAGCTGTGCTTGAAAATACTACTGCTCCACTAAAGTTTACGCTTGATACATCAAACGCACCTGTTAGCTTTAAATTTCTTATATAAACATTATTTAATTGACTTCTACCTTGACCCATTATAAGACCTCCTTCTAATTAATTTTCAGATCAATTATTTGTGTGATTTTTGTTTGGGCTCAAGGCTAGAGCTGTTTTATTTATCGGTATTCAATATTTAGTTTTTTTATTTACGATCAAAAGGTAACTTTTAAAGAGCGATAGTTACCAGAAAATAATATCTAAATTAATACGATAATATTCTTCTTTTATAGGGTTGAATACAAAAATTTTCGGCTTAAAGTTTTCTTCTAAAACAACTTTAAAAAGCTTCATCTTTTTAGATGATAAAATTTTATTCATCTTAGTTATTATTCCTTCAATTTCTTTATTATCAATGTTGTTGCTATTAATAATATTTAAAATATTTTTTAATCTCACAAGTAGCGTTAATATGATCAGGATTGAACTATCTCTCTCGTATAGATTAATTTTAGTCTTAGATTTTGATTTAGATTTATGAAGGATAATAAAAGTTTCAATATCAGATAAATGACGAAATAATTCCGCTATTTTATTAATCTCTTCCTGTTCCTTGAATGTTAGCGTGTTCAAGATAAACCTCCCCTTTTTATTTTTTAATAATTTTTTGTAATAAGCACGGCTCGAATGTTCCTTCTATCAATACTAAAATATTCTTTTCAGTTAGAAGATAACCTTTTCTGTGATTAGAATCGTGTAAATGTCCATGAATATTGATAATAGACGTATTTTCCTGCGGAGTATGAGAAAACAAAATATATTCACCAAATAATTTTAATGTGAAATGACTACAAACAAAATCCCAGCCATTACTTAAATACCAACTCATTGTTTTATGATCATGATTGCCCAAAATCAACCATTTCTTACACTCAATCTCTGAAAATCTTTTGTGCCAATATAGATCATCTTTTAAACAAAAATCACCTAGATGAATTAATACATCATCTTTTTTTATTTTGGCTTTTAAATTTTCTAAAATTAACTCCTCAAAATTATCCGGTCTATTATTTGATTGCTTTATTTTCTCATGACCAAAATGCGTATCTGCAATTACCCAGTAATTCATCGCTTTTGGTATGTAAAACCGTCATACCAATCATTTGGATGACTCAGTTTAGTTTTCAAAATGCCCTCGTCAACTTTCTGCTTTAGCTCTTCCTGTTCGTACTTGGTAATCGGAATCAAAATCGATCTGCAATTAAAATGACGGCTTGGCTTAATAGCGTTTAGCATCGCCCCATCATTAGCCGGAATAACAGTTCCGTGTAGTTCCATACATATGGTTGAAGTCCTATTATCAAGTGTCGCAGAATATTGGTAGTGAGTCAGTAAGCCCCTTCTGGCTGATGCTTCATAGCTTGCTAACCTTCCAAGGTTGTAAAGGTTGTTAGCGTTTGTTCTTACGATATTTTCAAGCCTATAAGGCGCAATTGCTTGATCCGGCAAAATATTTCCCTCAATATAGGGTGAAAAGACCTCTTCAATATCCGACATTATTTCTTTTGGTGTTAAACCTTCGTCATAACCCTGTAGGAGTATTTGCCTGGTTTTCTTCTTGATTGTATTTTTTAGATCATCTGTTAACTGAAATGCTTTGGTTTTAGCGAAACTCTTCAAGAACTCTTTTGCACTTACTGAATCTAGTTTGGGGATATCTTTCAATGCAAACTTTTCTATTGCGCTTTCGATATCTTCTACTAATACTTCTCTTGAAAACTCTAATTCAAACCGCTTCGGTATTTGCCTTTCAATTTCGGTATTTCCGTCAGAGATTCCCTCAAGTGCAATTGAGTATAACATCCGCTCCAAAGCCGTGTTGATATTAGGCATATTCTCTATTGTGATTCTATTAGCAAAATCAGGATTTTTCTTTAAATCAGTTGCTCTGATTTTTTCCAACAAAGAAAACTTAGAACTTGTTAATAAGCTGTTAATAACCCTTATAGCCTTATCAGTCTTTTCTCTAAATTCTTTATCAACTTTTATAAAATCAGTGTTCCTATCCATAAATAATATTTTTTCGTCTGATTGATAAGCAAATGGCTTAACATCTTCTTCTTTGGTGTCTTCGGGAACGTCTTTCTTTAAATTCTTATCAACATCCTGTCCTAGTTGCCTATCAATTATTTCAACATCTTCGGATACCGGCATCCCCAACATCTCGTGCAGTCTATTAATGGCGTCTACCGAAGGCTTAAATGTAACCGTCTGCAATGCCAAAATATATGTTCTGGCTTTCTCGATATCGTTATCTTGTATCGCCGATTCAAATTCTATTCGGGGATACTTCTTTACACCTGTAAAATTATAATCAACTAACCGCTTAATTAATTGCTCGTTCAATATCTCTTGAAAGCTCTTTTGCGCCCTCAAATTCTGCGAAATCATTAAGGAGCTTTGTACATCACCTAAATTATAAGAACCGCCCTTAGTGCCCGAAAAGCCCATTAGATCAGGGATTCCGAAAGCAACTAGTATTTCTTGGTTATGCCTTTGAATTGCTTGATCATAAGCCGCCTGCCCTGACCTTGATACATCGATAAATTCAATCATCAAATCTTCGGGGATTATTGCCGCCGATCCGGCTTGTATCGCTGTCAAAATTGATTCCATATTTGATAATGTGGTAGTATCAGTTAACTTGCTATATTTTATAATTGGAAATGGCATCCCAAAACGCTCAAGATAAATATTCCAAAACTTTTGAATTTGCTGCTTACAAAACCAAGCGTTTCTACAGGATCGTAAATCTGCTACACCATAAGGATTCCCATCCCTTTTGTTCCAGCTAAGAATAACAAATTTCTTTAAATCAAGAGTCAATTTGCCCTTGCTTGACCATTGCGTTAACTGCTCATTGATATAATTTCCTTTTTCATCAATATTAAATTCAATTGAATCAGCTGGCACTTGCTTTATCGAATCTAATCTAGTCATATCTTTATCGATTCTATAAACAATTTCGGATACGGAATAACCGAATTCCAGTGCTGAAAGAATATTGAAAAAATCATCATCTATTGATCCGGCGTAATAATCAGTAAAACAATCATAAATGAATTCCCTAATTTCCGAATATTCTTCTAGCTCTTTGCCCTTAGAATCCTTTGGGTTAATTATTTTCCAGCCTTTACCTAAAATTAAATTCTTCTTGAAATCAGCAGCATTCTTTACTTGCGGATCAGCTAACATCTCATAATAAGATTTTAGACTGCCATCCTTATAAACTACATCATCTGGATTCTTTGGTAATCTATAAGTCTGATGACGATATGGAGTGATTATTGTTGATTCTCGTTCAGTATTGGGTTTCGGATTGGCAGTTTCCTTAGCAGTTTTCTTTATTTCGTATCCTAAAAATTTCATTATTTGTCCTCCTGGAAGCGATTAACGCAAACTAGGTTTATTTATCGATATCTTGCTGTTAGAATATTTTTAGGTGGTGGTGTTAGTGTTATCAAAAGAATATCTCAAATTGAATTAAATAAAATCAGTGCATCGAGTCCTGTTAAGGAAAAAGTCCTTGATACTAAATGACCTTATTCCCGATCTAGCACCTAAAGAGAAACCGGATACCGCATTGCAAAGCGAAAAAACAATATCATCGTGCTGACCTACTTGATGTTGATACCTTGCTAACCCACTTGCTGTTGTCGTACGCTCTATCCTATGTAATTGATCAATTAGCTTCGAATGATCAGGTATTTCTATCTCCCTCCGCTCCATCCTTAACTTCAATTCAGTTATTAAGCTTTCCTTAACAGCATTGGTGTAAGTTATCGGAACTACTACACTTCCAAGTTCCCTCTTCAAATCCTCTGCTATCTTTACACCTACACCTGTAGCATCTACATACAATTTAGCTATACCAGCCGACTTAATGACCGTTACGATATAGGATATCTGTTCGGAATAATCAATTCTCAAAAATTCTTTTATGTGCAGTAACCTAACTTTTTGACTGATAATATCCCTATCGATTACCGTAAATACTCCTGAATCAATTATCTTGCCTGGATCATAACCAGCGATTTTAGGTGTCTTGTCTTTCTTTTTCAGTTCCGTAATATCGTGGTCATAAAGTTCGTGATTTATTACCGATAAAATAAGATCATAAGAAAAATAACTGGAAATATCATCAATAAATTCACATAAATAGTTCTGCCTGAAAGATATCTCATCCATATTAGCCCTGATATCTTCAACATTAATCGGACAACCTTGCTCAATAGCATCATAAACTGTATGTTTATGTAACTTCCAGCCACCTTCGTTATTCAATGCCTTATTATAAAAATCCCAAAACATACCACGTTTGCCTAATGGCGTACTAATTAACGTCATCGAATAATTGTTTCTCGTAATAAAAGGCATAACAGCATCTAAAATCTGTTCTGAATTCTTGAACCTGCTTGCTTCATCTATAAAAAGATGACCGCTTTCGCCTACAGCCGTATCGGGATTATTAGCAATGCTCTGGATCGTTCCTCCACCCTTAATCTCAATGGTCGAAGCATTATCACGTACCAAGGCTATCTTCTGTTTACTAGCTATCTCAAATATCTTTATTATCTTCTTGCACGTAGTAATTAATCTCTGCGCATTGCGCTGGTTAGTTGATATCAGTATCGCGTTCTCTTTCTTCATAGCGTAACCAACACACTTGGCTGCCAAACCAAATGATTTGCCTATCTGTCTCGATGCTATCCATAATACAAATCTAGCTGTCTCAGCTATGAATGCTTTTTGGTAAGGATAAAAAATCTTCGTTAAATCAGCTGTCTTACTCACTTTTTTTTTATCGGTATTTATGTTATAATTTAATTCATCGGTGTGTTGTAGTTTAAATCCTTCAAAACCTGTCTCAATGACATGTCGTCATTTAAGTGATGACCAACACTCCGTATCGGTAAGTTCTTTGCTGGTTGCTTCAAGTGTTCCCATCCATCGGTTGGTAATACAGCTTAGACACACCGAGCCAGCAAGACACGATTTAAGAACTAAAAAAGGAGATAAATATGAATTCTTGGCATTCTTACCCTTCGATTTTCGCAATCGGTCATCCATTAATCACAGAGCTACTTCTTGACGAAGTTCTAGTAGAAGAAAAGGTTGATGGTTCACAATTCTCTTTCGGTAGATTCGACGGAAAGTTAATGATTCGTTCTAGAAATCAGATAATGGAAACTGACGCACCAGAAAAACTATTCAAAAAAGCCGTTGATGCTATTTCTCAACTTGAATTAAAAAATGGGTGGACATATCGAGGTGAATGCCTGAATAAACCTAAACATAACACACTTGCTTACGATAGAACACCTAACCACAACGTTATCGTTTTTGATATCAATACCGATAACGAAAAATATCTGTCAAGAAAAGAGAAAGAAGATGAAGCTGCGCGGCTTGGTCTTGAAATTGTTCCTGTTATCTATCAAGGGAAAATTGAAAAATCAGAAGTAATTATCGAATTCCTAGATCGTATATCCTGCCTAGGCGGTCAAAAAATTGAAGGAGTGGTCATTAAAAACTATTCTCGTTTCGGGCGTGATAAGAAAGCTTTAATGGGTAAATATGTTTCAGAAGCCTTTAAAGAGATGCATAAAAAGACATGGAGGGAAGATAATCCAAAACAAAACGATATCCTCGCTCGATTAATCGGAATGTTTAAAACAGAAGCAAGATGGAATAAAGCTGTAATACACCTCGATGAACTTGGACAACTTGAACATTCGCCAAAAGACATTGGTAAATTAATCGTAGAAGTTAAGGCTGATATAACTAAAGACAGCGAAGAGGAAATAAAAGAATTCCTATATCGTTGGGCTTTAAATTCTGTTGTTCGTGGCTGCACTTGCGGTTTTCCCGAATGGTACAAAACAAGGCTTCTTGAATCACAATTTGAATAAAATTTATTATATAAATGCGTTACCTAGGCGGTAAATGTAAAATCGCTAAACAAATAGCCGAATTGATTAATTCGATAAATGGCTATTCCCTATACTTAGAACCGTTCTGCGGAGCTGTAAACGTAGCTTCACTTATAAAAATTCAACATAAAATACTCAATGATAAAAATCCGTATCTGATAGCCATGCTTAAAGCCGTTCAAAATGGATGGATACCACCAGAAAATGTGTCAAAAGAAGAATATTATCTAGCTAAAAAGAATCAGGACATAGAACCTCATATCGCCGGATTCGTTGGCTTCGCTTGCTCTTTCGCCGGTAAGCTATGGGGTAGTTATGCTAAAACAAATAATAAAAATAGAAACTATGCCAAACAAGGAAAAAATTCAATGTACCTGGTCACGCTTCAATTATTCTCGAAATTGAGTCTAAACAAGAAGTTAGAAATGGAGCGAATCAATGTGCTAAAACTATAGAATGTGTCTATACGTTTAATAAAAATATTCCGATTAAGTTCAATCAATTAAAACTGTTTTAGTATGTAAAATTAGAAGAGGTAACCCCTTAAATCATTATATTAAGAAGGAGAAAATGTATGGAAATTATCGTTGGTAAAAGACAAAGCGGGAAAACATATGAATTAATTAAAAAATCAGCAAATAAAAATGGGATTATTATCTGCACAACTAAAAGAGATAAAAACAAAATAATACTATACGCTTCAAAATTAAAAATAGATATCAATCAACCATTGTTGCTTTCTGACTTCCTCGAAGAAAAATTGCAGGGAATGCATAATGAAAAATTTCATATCGATAATATCATCTCCTTTATGCAGTGTTTTTTCAGTAGGTTTGGAACCATTGAATCAGTATCCTTAAACTTAAATGCAGACGATCAAATAACAATACCAGATCAAAATAAATTGAATTCGGAAAAAAATATTAACCGGAAATTAATAAATTCAAAAATTTAGGAAAATATTTAAGGGGGTAGTGTAGGAGTAGGGGGGG